GCAATAATTATAGGTGGTCGGAACAGCCTGCTATTACTTGTCCTGTAGATAAGTTTATAGGGTATGCATGTCAAACCGATTTGCTAGATTTGTTTTTATATCCGGTAATTAATATTAATAAATCTGTAGCTAATAATTCAGACATAGGACTATCAGAAGGTGTTAATGCTTGGCATTTTGATCAAGATACTATTGTACATTATTCAAAACTATTAGGAGAATATTAATGGATAGGATTGATTGGGTAACTTATTTTATGGGTATTGCAAAAGTAGTTTCTCAAAGAAGTCATGATATACACACACAGCATGGTTGTGTCATAACAGATCAAGACAATCATATTTTATCAACAGGCTATAATGGTTTTCCTAGAGGTGTTGATGATAATAAATTCCCAACATCTAGACCAGATAAGTATCACTGGATGATTCACGCAGAGCGCAACGCTTTAGCTAATTGTCTTACTAGGCCAGAGAATGGTACAGCATACGTTACAGGGCAGTGTTGCAATGACTGTATAATGGCCTTGTGGCAACACGGAATTACAAAAGTTGTCATGATGGATAGTCATGGAACTAAACTTTTTGATGAGGAAGCACAAAAAATATTTGACATGTTTGTACACCAAACAAAAATAACGGTAGAAAAAGTTAACCCAGACTTTTCTTGGGTAGCAAAAACCTTCGGTGTATAATCTTGTTAAGATAAGTAATTTTTTTCTTCATGGCCTTGCAAACTCTAACCCAATGATTTATCATATGTGTATGACAGAATCAATTCTCTACAGGCCAAAATCATAGAATTTCTAAGGAGCGAATATGTCGGCGTTAAATGAATTACAGAATTATACCTTTGTTAGTAAGTATGCCCGTTGGATAGAAAGCGAAAATCGTAGAGAAACCTGGAAAGAAGCAGTAGATCGTGTTAAAGGAATGATGCATAAGCAATATGCTGATAAAGACGTTTCTGAACAGATTGATTGGGCTTATGACTTAATGCTGAAAAAGAAGATATTAGGTAGCCAAAGAGCCCTACAGTTCGGTGGAGAACCGATTCTCAAGCGTCACGCAAAAATATATAACTGTACCAGCTCATACTGTGATCGTTTAAGATTTTTTCAAGAATGTTTTTGGTTATTGTTGTGTGGTAGCGGTACAGGATTTAGTGTTCAAAAACACCATATTTCAAAACTACCTAATCTTTCTATGAACAAAAAAGATAAACGTAAAGGTGTAAAATATAAAATAGAAGATAGTATTGAAGGTTGGGCAGATGCTTTGGGTGTTTTGCTAAGTTCCTACTTCAACAAGCCTGCTGAAGAAAAGTTTAAAGAATATAAAGATTTGTATATAGTTTTTGATTACAGTAACATTAGAGAAAAGGGTGCTCAATTATCTTCTGGCGTAGGTAAGGCTCCTGGTTTTGAGCCACTACAAAATGGTTTAGAAAAAATTAGAGAATTATTAGAGGCATGTATTGAAAACAAGCAAAAAAAATTACGACCAATCGATGCTTATGATATTATTATGCATAGCAGCGATGCTGTACTATCTGGTGGTGTTCGTAGAAGTGCGTCTTTAGCGCTATTTAGTGCAGACGATGAAGAAATGGCTAAAGCCAAAACAGGCAACTGGTATGTAGATAATCCACAAAGAGCTAGAAGTAATAACTCTGCTTTATTATTAAAAGACGATACTACATACGAACAGTTCGCAGAACTTATGGAATCGGTTAAAGAATTTGGCGAACCGGGTTTTATCTGGAGCGATTCTACCGAAATGACATTTAATCCTTGTGTTGAGGTTGGTATGTGGCCTGTCGATGAAAAAACAGGAAAATCTGGTTGGCAAGGCTGTAATCTCTCTACTATTAATTGTTCTTCTGTTGTCGATGAAGAAGACTTTTATGAAAGATGTAAGGCTGCTGCGATTATTGGTACATTACAAGCTGGTTTTACAAACTTAGAATATCTAGGAAATACAACTAATTCCATCTTTGAAAGAGAAGCTTTATTAGGAGTGTCCTTAACTGGTATCATGGAAAAACATGAATTAGTACTGACTGAAAAAGTATTAAAGAAGGGTGCTAAAATAGCTGTTGATACTAATAAGGAATTAGCCAATGAAATAAATATTAATCAAGCGGCAAGAGTAACGTGTTTAAAACCCGAAGGTACTAGTAGTAGTATGTTAGGTACTAGTTCAGGTATTCATCCTCATCATGCAAAGAGATATATTAGACATGTACAAGCCAATATTTTAGAGCCTCCATATTTATATTTTAAAAGCTATAATCCACAAGCATGTGAAAAATCATCTTGGTCAGCTAATGATACTGATGAAGTTGTTAAATTCCCTATAGAGGTTCCTGACGGTTCCAAGCTAAAAAACCAGTTGCCTGCTGTAGAAATGTTGGGTGTTGTAAAAGATGCTCAAAGAAACTGGGTTCATTCTGGGAAGAACAGATCTTTATGTACTCAAGACTTTTTAAGTCACAATGTGAGCAACACTGTTACTGTACAACCCGACGAATGGGAATCTGTAACTAAATTTATTTACAACAATAGAAAATTCTTTGCTGGTATTAGTCTTATTCCACAAAGTGGTGATAAAGATTATCCGCAAGCTCCCTTTACTACAGTTTATACAAGTAGAGAGATAGTTAAAGAATATGGCGATGCAGCGTTATGGTGTTCTGGATTAATTGAATTAGGCTTAAATGCTTTTGAAAATAATCTATGGTCAGCATGCGATTATATCACTCTTAAACAAGAAGGAGAAAAAGACTCAGAGGACAAAAAGTTATTTGCATTAAAAATGCATAGATTTGCCACTAAGTATTTTGATGGAGACTTTAAACGTGTCACTTACTGCATGAAAGATGTATATAACTGGAAAAGATATAAAGATCTCTATGAGAGCTTTACAAAAGTCGATTATACACAGCTATTAGAAACTGAGGACAATACCGTAGGAATAGAAGAAATTAGTTGTGCTGGCGGCGCCTGTCTGATTTAATCTTTTGTCCTAGTGAGGTAAAATTTTGAGAAAACGAAAAAAAAGCAATACAAATAAGGGTACTATACATATACAGGGAAATAAAATAAGCAGTGAAAAACCAGAAGATATAGTCATTGGATTTAAAAATAAGTTAAAACCTAGAAGTTTAAACCAAAGAGATTATATAAGAACGGTTGCTGAAAATACTATTTCTTTTTGTCAAGGAGTACCGGGTAGTGGTAAGACACATATTGCTGTAGGTATGGCATTAGAATATCTGTTAGATGAACAAGTTAAAAAGATTGTTATCACCAGACCTATTGTTGAAGCTGGTGAGAAATTAGGCTTTTTGCCCGGTTCAGCAGAAGATAAACTTCACCCATATCTTTTACCATTATTTGATGAAATAGAATATTTTTTACAAATGCATCATTTTAAGAAACTAAAATCTCTTAGGCAGATTGAGATAGTGCCTTTGGGTTTAATGAGAGGACGAAGTTTTCATGAATCATTCATTATTGCTGATGAGTGTCAGAATGCTTCGTATGATCAATTAAAAATGTTGCTTACAAGAATTGGCATAGATAGTAAAATGGTCTTGACGGGTGATTTAGATCAATCTGATCTACAAAGTCCTAGACAGGGTGGTTTGCAATCTATCATTGAAAGACTACAAGATGTAAATGGCGTAGGTTTTTCTAAGCTAGAAACATCTGATATTGTTCGTAATCCTATTATAGCTGATATCGTACACAGACTATGACAAATCATAAAGATTGTTTAGTCCTAAATGCTGATTATTCTCCAATTGGTATTATCGATTGGAGAAAAGCTATGATATGGTCTTTTCGATATACAAACTTTCAATACTCTGGCATAGAAATTATAGATTATTATAATGATGACTATATAATTGGTGTTCGAAAACATTTAAAAATTCCTGCTGTAGTAAAAACTGCTAAGTTTTTTAAAGTACATAGTCATAATGTAATATTCTCTCGTAAGAATTTGTTTATAAGAGATGATTATACATGTCAATATTGTGGTGCTAAACCTAATATAAATCAATTAACGTATGACCATGTGATTCCAAAATCTAAATGGCCTCACTCTAAAACATCATCTACGTCTTGGACTAACATCGTAACGGCCTGTTTTAAATGTAATTGTAGAAAGGGTAACAAAACTATACAACAGGCAGGTATGACACTCAAAAACCAACCTATAGTTCCACAAAAGACAAGAAAATACTTGCATGTAATGCATCAGTTGCTTACTATAAGGAAAGATGTTCCAACCGAATGGAAACTGTACGTTAAAGATTTTATAAAATAATGCCAACTTATACATATTTTTGCGAATTGTGCATGAAGTCTTTCGACTTGTTTGCTACTATGAACGATTATAAAGATATACAAAAATGTCCAAGCTGTAAAAGAACTTGTCCGAGAGATTATGATGACATGTTAACACTCAGTAGTTCTGTAGTAAAATCTGATTCGGAACTTGGTACTATTGGGGATTTAGCAAATAGAAATAGAGATAAGTTAACAATAGACCAAAAAGCAGACTTAGATCGTAAGCATACCCAATATCAAGACAATAAACTTAAAGATGAATTAACTAAAGAATTACCCAAGGGCATGTCACGAATGGCAAAGCCTAAATATAAACCTAAATGGAGATGACATGGCATTTTTTCAACAACAAGATAATATTTATAAACGAGAAATGAATATAAATGATGAAGATTTGACATCGACATTTTATACATTGTCAGGACAAGAAGATGAAATCATAGATGATAAACCTATCAAATCCACGGAAAGTGAAGAAGTATATGCCAAAGTACTTCAGAAAAAAGATGGATCATACAAACATATGATCAGAACATCTGCTGATGGCAAACTATATAATCCAGTGTCAATTTATGGTCAAGAAAAAACCAATGGCTTTTTGGATAGAATATGCAGATCTAATGACAAATTTAAAACAGTTAATGAAAAAGCTTTTAACTGGTATGTGCAATTTTTAAGTACTAAAAATCTAAGCTGGTTCCATAATGCAGAAAGAGAGATTGAATAATGGGTAGAATTAATAGGACACAAAAATATGCAGCAATGTGGCTACATAGTCAAGGTTGGGATTTAACTAAAATTGCTAATGAACTAGAGTTAACAGATGCTCAAATTAAAAACGCTATTAAAAATACTACAAATGATAATGGTATTAAGACAAAGTCTAGCGTAGTTTCTAAAGATCCTAGATCGTCTAATTTGATGATTACAGAAAGCAATTCAGGATCTCATAAAGTCTCTGTAATGACTAAGGCAGCTTCAGAACAAAATGACGCTATTAGCAAAGCACATAGGAATAAACCTTCCCCAGATAACCCAAATATTTTTAAACCATATGGTTAATGATCCGTTTGATTCACTAGACTTATCTACAGAAGAATTAGAAGTTCTTGAATCTATAAACATAAAAGTTCAAGAACAATTAAATAAAACTAAAGAGGACGTAAAGGAAAATCCCGATAAGTATTTAGATGACCCGAATATTCTTGGTGATCATCCTTTAGAGCCAAGACATGTCACTGATTATAATAGAGAACTATATATCTCTCTAAAAATAGAAATGACAGCTTTAGATGAAAATTGTAATTTTAAAGAAATTACTCAAGTCGTTGATAATGCATATCACATACCTGTACCTTCTGGAGTAGATTATCAGGTAAAGGTAGATAAGTTTGTAAATAAATTTGATAAGGAACTAGGAGATTGCGCAGAAAAAATTAGCATTAGTAAAGATGACGACAAAAAAGAATAGTTATATTTCAAAATACTCCAATGGTAAATCTGTCTCTCCTGCTCAATATATTACAGAGCTTGTTTGTGAAAGAAAAGCACAGAAAGACAAAAAAGATTTACACTACAGATTCTGGTTGTCTAAAGAATGGGAAAAGTATTTTAAAAATCAAATAGGCTCTGCTCATAAGCTTCTTAAGACCTATTCAGATAAGGCAATAGTAAAAGCACTGTTAACAGCAAAAGGTAAGAAGATTTATTCGTTGCGAGCACCCCATCTTCCTGATATGATAGAACAGGAACAAAAGAAGTTGGATGTCGAAAACAAATTATTCACTAAAGAAGTAGACAGAAAATCAGAAGTTTCATACAGCAAATCAAAGACCAAAAAAGGTATAATTTCCAAGCTAGAGGATTTAGATAATGGCACTTAAAGAAGATATTAAAAAACAGTTTGGTGATCAGGTAGTTCTGTCTGGTAATTCTATTGTTGATAAGGATCAAATTATTATTCCAGTTAGTCCAGCATTAGACTTAGGTCTAGGTGGAGGTATTCCAGAAGGTAGCTTTGTTATTTTTACTGGTCAGCCTAAATGTGGCAAGACAACGTCATCCTTGGATTTCACTGCTACAGCACTGAATAAAAAATATCAGGGTGCTCTAGAAAAACCTCGTCAAGCGTTTTACTTGAATATTGAAGGCAGGTTAAAGAAAAGAGATTTACAAGGTATAATAAACTTAGACTTAGATCGTTTTGAAATTATTGGTTCTCAACAAGGTAAAATTTTACATGGCGAAGAATATCTAGCAATTGCAGAACGTATCATTAATGAGATTCCTGGTTCTATTATTGTCATAGACTCATATTCTGCATTATGTACAGAAGCAGAAATTACATCAGAGATGAGTAAAATGCAAAGAGCAGATGGTGCTAAGTTATTAGCTAAATTTTGTCGCAAGGTAGCTAATGTAATACCTGTGAATAAAAATATTGTGATCGGCATTACTCATTTGATGGGTAATCCTACAGGATACGGTAAAGCATTCAAAGAAAAGTCAGGTCAAGCCGTAGCATATCAAACAGATGTAAAGTTATGGGCTGAACAGGTAGAAGCATGGAATGAACCAGCTACAGGACCACAGATTGGTCAAAAAGTTACATGGAAAATAGTGACTTCTGCACTTGGTCCTCCGGGAGCTAAGAGCGTTAGTTATTTACGTTATGGTCATGGTATAGATGGTGTGCATGAGTTAACAGAATTGTGTGCAGATTTAGGTATTATAAAAAAGGGTGGTGCTTGGTATACTTTAATATCTGTTAAGGACACTCCTAAATTTCAGGGAGCAGCAAAAGTTAGAGATTATTTAACAGCTAATCCTAAAGTTGCAGACCAATTACACAAAGAGTTAAAGGAAATGATGGGACTCACAATATGAGTAGGACTGTTGTTGACCTAGATGGAAGTATTGTAAAGTTAAATCTTTCAAGAGGCATTACTCGCGCTTCTGGAAGAAATACTAGATCTAAATACCATATTGCAGCAAGACAACTAATTAAAGAATGTTTTCCTACTTTACAAGTGTGCGAAGAAATAACAGTACCTCTAAAAAAAGGACACACAGTATATTTAGATTTTTTCCTACCTTTGAACAATAAATGTATAGAAGTTCACGGAGAACAACACTACAAGTTCATTCCTCATTTTCATCAGACTATGATGGGTTTTGCTAAACACAAACAAAGAGATAGAGAAAAACAAGAATGGTGTGACTTAAATAGTATTGAATATATTGAGTTACCATATAACGAAGACATTGAACAGTGGAAGCGGAGAATTCTAAATGATGAATACAGCAAAGACCTCTAAAGAGCAGGTCGAATTTTGGGATAGTGTTTTAGATGATTATGAAAAAGGCATTGGTCTTCCTAACTATTCTAATGATAGTTTACCAGAACAAGAATTACAAGAATATTTAACAATGAATAGAAATGTACTTGAAAAATTAGATATAGTACAATGTGCAGAAATTGCATATAGAATTGGCCAATACGGTTTCCATGTTCAAAGAACTTTAAATCGTGAACAAGCTCGTATGAATTGGGCTGAAAATGAAATAAAGATTACAATTGCAGATGAAATTAATAATTACAAAGGTTATGGATACATAGAAAAATCTTCTCAAGCTATTAAACACAATGACAAAGCAAACCAATTAAATAAGATTGTGACATTTGCTAAACAGCGTATGGATCGTTTAACTTACTTATCTAGTTCATTAAAAAATCTTTCAGATATTCTAATTTCAATACAAAGAGCAAAAGGGATGGTGAAAAATGGGTGAGAATCTTTCAGAAAATCAAATCAAGCAAATGATTATTATGCTAAAGGGCATGCTGCCAGAGGAATCTGATAGCCCACCTGAGACTGCAAAAGAAGCTGAACCTGAAAGTGTTATTAGAACCAGAGGTAGTAGAAAGCCACAATTTATCGAAAACAAATTTGATAGTATGGCAGAAAAGAATTTACACAGAGCAGACATTGAGATTGATAAAAAATTAAATAAGTATGGCCCTACTCCAAGAACTCGAACATTTAAAACTGTCAAAGTTACATGTAGAGTGTGTCACAAAACAGAAGAGGTTAATCCTGCCATATTAACAGATAGTGCAGATAGATACAAATGTAATGCTTGTGCAAGGAGTGCTGGATAATGGTTCTTTCGGATACAGCAGCAGAAAGAGCAGTACTTGCTGGAGTTTGTCAATATGGAGATGATGCATATCTTGATATAGCAGATATAGTGCAAGATACTTCTTTTACTGTTGACAGTAATAAAATTATTTTCCAGTGTTTAAAAACCATCTTTGAAAGAGATCACAAAGTCTCTATTGATGTTGCATTAATTTTCTCTACTGCTGAAGAGTTAGGTCTTTCTAATGTGTTTAATAAAAAGGAAGAAGTACAACATCTTAAAGCTGTCTTAGATTTTCCTGTCAATTTAGATAATGTTCGTAAATTTGCTGCGAAAATTCGTAAGCTAGAAATAGCAAGATTATTAAGAAAACAATTAGATAAAGCTCAAGATAAAATTTTAGATGTCACAGGAACTGAGTCTATCGGTAGTATTTTGGGCATAGCAGAAGATACTGTATTTGATTTTACAAATATGCTTAATGATGTTGATAATAATCCTGTATCTATTAGTGACGATTTAGATGAATATATTCAAGGTCTGGTAGATAATAAAGTAGATCAAGTAGGTATACCTACAGGCTTTCCAGTATATGATCAGGCTATTGGTGGAGGATTACGACGAAGCACAGTTAATGTGATTGCTGCTAGACCTAAAACTGGTAAAACATTATTGTCTGATAATATGGGTTTCCATATCGCCAACAAATTACAGATTCCTGTATTGAATATGGACACAGAAATGACTAAAGAAGACCATATCAATAGAGTTCTGGCAATGACGACAGAGATTGAAATTAATGACATTGAAACAGGTAGGTTCGCTCAAACACCTAATAAAGATATGAAGGTAAAAGAAGCAGTCAAAGACTTAAAAAACACACGATTATTCTATAAGTCTATTGCTGGTAAGCCATTTGAAGATCAACTATCTATTATGAGAAGATGGTTAATCAAAGAAGTCGGATTGAATGAGGATGGTACTGCTAAAGACTGTGTTATATTTTATGACTATTTAAAACTAATGGATAGTGCTGGAATGAGTCAGGACATGAAAGAATACCAAGTTCTTGGTTTTATGATGACGGCTTTACATAATTTTGCTACAAGATATAAAGTGCCTGTAGTTGCTTTTATACAATTAAACAGAGATGGTATTACAAAAGAAAGCACAGACACAGCTTCTGGTTCAGATAGAATCGTTTGGTTGTGTAGTAATTTCAGTATATTTAAACGCAAAACATCTGAAGAAATTGCTGAAGATGGAGCAGATAACGGTAATAGAAAATTAGTTCCTTTAATTAGTAGGCACGGTGGAGGTCTTGACGATAACGATTATATTAATTGTAATATGAAAGGCTGGTGTGCTAAGATTACTGAGGGTAAAACTAAATTAGAAGTAATGAGTAATAATAAAAATAATAACGATGGATTTATAGTAGAGGACGACAATGCTGATGACCAAGAAATCCCCTTTGAATGATCAAGCAAAACTAAAAGTTTTGTGCGACGACCTTTGTGATAATATAGAAGATCTATTGGAACACTTTGAATTAGACTATAAGGATCATGGTAAAATGATCAGTATGGCATGTCCTATACATGAAGGAGATAATGAGAGTGCTTTGAATCTATATGTTGAAGGAGACTCCTATAGAGGAAATTGGAAATGTAGAACACATGGATGTGAAAAATGTTTTAAAGGATCTATTATAGGCTTTGTCAGAGGATTATTATCTAATAGAAAACATCAGTGGAGTGAGGAGGGTGATAAGACCTGCACTTTTAAAGAGACTATTGACTTTGTCACTTCGTTTCTTAAAAAAGATTTAAAAGATATTAAGGTATCTACAGAAGCCAGAAATAAAAATAGATTTACTAATGCTGTGAATCAAATTAAAAACACAGCAAAGGTTGATACAACCAACTGTTTGACTAGAAATCGTATTAGAGGCTTACTGAAAATACCAGCAGGGTATTATATTAATAGAGGATTTACTCCAGCGATATTAGATAAGTATGATATAGGTTTATGTGATAATCCTAATAGAGAAATGTCTAACAGAGTTGTTGCACCTATTTATGATCCTGATTATACATATATGATAGGTTGTTCAGGTAGAAGTATATTTGAGAAATGCGATAAATGTGGATGTTTTCATGATCCTGATAATGATTGTCCACAAGATCATCAAAAATATTTATATTCTAAATGGAAACATAGTGCTAACTTTAAAAGTCAAAATTCTTTGTATAATTTTTGGTTTGCTCAAAAACATATAAAAGATACAGGTATTGCTATTTTAGTAGAAAGTCCTGGCAATGTTTGGAAATTAGAAGAAAATGACATACATAATAGTTTAGGTATTTTTGGTGCGGCATTAAGTGATCGTCAAAAGATTATTCTAGACTCATCAGGAGCAATGACTATTATAGTTTTAACAGATAATGATGATGCTGGTAGAAAAGCAGCAGAGCAAATTAAAGAAAAATGTCAAAATACATATAGGGTATTTGTTCCATCTATTACTAAAGCAGATATTGCCGATATGACTTCAGAAGAAATTGATATGGAAATCAAAGATTATATAAGAGGTGTAGTATGATTATAGCATTTGCTGGTAGAAAACAATCTGGTAAAACAACATCCGCTGAATTTGTAAAAAACATTTTTGAAAATCGTGGATTAGGCATAGGTAAAATATATAATTTTGCTGATCCTTTAAAAACAGATGTTTGTATGAATGTGTTTGGCTTGACATATCATCAGTGTTATGGTTCTGATGAATCCAAAAACGAATTAGTAGATTGCTATTGGCCTGATACGGATAATCAGATGACAGCTAGGGAAGTTATGCAATATGTAGGTACAGATATATTTAGGAAAATACAACACAATGTTTGGGCTAGTGCAACAATTAAAAAGATTAAACATGAAAACCCAGACTTGGCAATCATCGCAGACTGCAGATTTCCTAATGAGGTTGAGGCTATTAAAGATAGTGATGGTCTGGTTATTAAACTTAATAGAAACCCATACAACTCAACACACGCAAGCGAAGAGTCATTAGATACTAACAGGTACGATGCTACAAACTTTAATTTGGTTATTGATAATGATGAATTAACTATTGGAAAGCAAAACGAAATTATTCATGACTTTCTAATAAATAAAGGAATTTTACCATTATAGTAACATACATTAGAAGTAGTTCGTATGGTACACATTCCATGTGTCCTATGCAATACTTTATAGAATATAATTTAGGTCATAGATCACCGTCTAATAAAAAAGCAGATAAAGGAACTATTGTTCATAAGGTTTTAGAAATTTTAGCTTTTGTCAAATTGAATATACAAAATAATAATAGATATTTTGAAGATGATATCATAGGTGCAGTAGATATTACAAATTATAATCTAGATCATATGACAGAGCAAGTATATGAGTATTATACTTCTCAATGGACAACCCATGAATGGACAGCTAGAGACTACAAAGATTGTCATAAATGGGTATACAAAGCAATTGAATATGGCGATGGTATGTTTGACCCTCGAAACAGAGAGATAGTTGAACCTGAACAACATTTTGATATTACTATTGATAAACCTTGGGCTAAGTATAGCTATGATACTAAAGAAGGTCATTTAGAAGGACAATTATCTATAAAAGGTACCATTGATTTAATTACAAAAGTAAATGATAATACATATGAAGTAATTGATTGGAAAACAGGTAGACGATTAGATTGGGCTACTGGTCAAGAAAAGACCTTAAAGAAACTACATGATGATCCTCAATTAATGTTGTATTATTATGCAGTACATCATCTTTATCCTGATATTGAAAATATTATGGTGTCTATTGACTTTATTAATGATGGTGGAATGTTTTCTGTTTGTTTTAGTAAAGATAATTTATATCAAGTAGAAATGATGTTGAAAAGAAAATTTGAAACTATTCGAGACACAAAAAACCCTCCACTTAATAAAAGTTGGAAATGTACTAAACTGTGTCATTTTGGTAAAAGTACGTTTGAGGATAGTCCTTATCTCCCAATTGTTGAATATAGACAAGGTCAATTAATAAACGTTGGAGACACAATGACTAAGTGCGAACAAATAAAACACGACGTAATCATCAAAGGTATGGATAGTGTGATTGACGAGTATCAGGCTGAAGGTTATAATATAGGACACTACAAGGCTCCGGGAAGTGCAGATTAACTTTTGGAATTAAAAATATGAAAAAATATATACCTTTGCATGTACATAGTATGTACAGTTTATTGGATGGTTTATCTAAACCAGAACAAATTGCTGATCGTTGTGAAGAAATAGGCGTTAAGTCTTGTGCTTTAACAGATCATGGCAATATAGCTGGAGCAATTAAATTTTATGGTGCCATGAAAAAGAGAGGGATCAAGCCCATCTTAGGTTGCGAATTGTATATTTGCGATGATGATGTTACCATTAAGAATAAAGAGAATCGTACACTTAGTCATTTTTTAATATTAGCTAAAAATTATGATGGTTGGAGAAATCTAATCCGAATAGTATCGGAATCTAATCGTCCAGAGCATTATTATTTTAAGCCTAGATTAGATTTAAAAACACTAGGTAAAATGATGGATGGAAATATGATTGGTTTTTGCGGTCATTTAGGTTCCACTATCGCCAACAAGATCATGGAAAACGATGCTGTCATTTCTGATTGGGAAAATATAGGTAAAGAACATATTCGTCAATGTAAAGATATCTTTGGCGAAGAAAACTTTTTTCTAGAAGCCCAATTAATGGATAGAGATAATAATGAACCACAGATACACTTAACAGATTGTATTAGAAAGTTATCTAAATTAACAAACACAAAAGTCATATGTACTCCCGATGCACACTACTGCAAGAAAAGCGATGCTGTAGATCAGAGAATACTATTGTGTAATAATTTAAAAACTACATTTACTGACATCAATCGTAAATTGAGTTTAGACGAAGACGTACCTATGAAGTGCTTTTTTACATCTGACAATTATCACATTTTATCACAAGAAGAAATTAAAGAACTGCATACTGAAGAAGAAATAGAAAACACTAATTTGATAGATTCTATGTGTGAAGAATATGATATTCTTAGTAAGCCTAATCTTCCTCCTTTTTCATGTCCCAAAGGATATACTGATGCAGAATATCTTAGACAATTATGTAGAGAAGGCTGGAAAGAAAAGATAGTTACAGAAATTCCAGAATCAGAACATCATCTTTATATAGAAAGAATTAAATATGAACTGGATGTTTTACAGGGAGCAGATTTATCTAGCTACTTCTTAATTGTTCAGGACATAGTCAATCATGTTAGAGATAATAGTTGGCTACCAGGGCCGGGTAGAGGTAGTGCTGCTGGATGTTTGGTTTCTTATCTGATTGGTATTACAGATATAGATCCTATTAAATATAATCTTATGTTTGATAGATTTTATAATGCTGGACGTAATACTGCAGAACATATATCTATGCCGGATATTGATGTAGATGTTCCTATCTATAAAAGAGAGAAAATTATTCAGTATATCAAAGATAAATATGGTGAAAACAAAGTTTCACAAATGATTACCTTTAATACTATTAAGGGTAGAGGAGCATTAAAAGATGTTTTAAGAGTTTATGGTAATGTATCTTTTGCTGAAATGAATGAAATTACCAAAAGTATTCCTGATGAAGCACGAATTGCTGATCAATTGCAGGAAATGAAAGAGGATACTGGCGAAGCATCAATTATAAGATGGACTTTAGAAAATAGCGGAGAGAAACTTAAACAATGGTGTTTTGTAGACGATAAAGGCGAATTACAAGGACCACTTGCCAAACGCTTTGAACAGGCTATAAGATTAGAGGGAGTTAAGTCTAATCAGTCCAAGCATGCTGCTGGTATTGCTATTAGTTCTCAAGCCCTTAGCGATGTTTGTCCTATGGTATATGATTCAAAAAATAAACAGATGATTGCTGGTATGGAAATGCAAGATTTAGAATCTATCGGTATTATCAAGTTTGATATTTTGGGTGTAGCTATGCTTGATAAGATTATGACAATTCAAGATTTACTCAAAGAGGAGACTGTTTAACTATGCAAAAAAAGTTTAAAGATATTGATGTAGGTACTGAATTTACCTATAACTCTCAAGAAATGATAAAAATTAATGACATAAGAATAACTTGTTGTAAAGTTTATAATGCAACCATAAATAATGATCCCAATCAAAAACATTTTGTAGTACCTATACACGAAGTAGAAGTGGCAGATAATGATTAATTATAATAAAATTTGCGTATTTGATTTTGAAACAGACGGTGTTAATCCAGAAGTTTGTAGTCCGGTACAATTAGCCGCTGTAATGGTAGACCCTATGAAATTAGAGGTTATACCCAATTCTGAATTTAATGTTCATTTTAAACCAGAAACAATTGCTAAAGACCCTGATTACGAATATACAACAGATGTCGTAGATTTCCATGCAAAAGTAGCAGGCTGTTCTAAGGCAGACATTATGGATAAATGGAGATCTTATCCTTCTCAAGAACATTCTTGGAAGATGTTTGTTGATTACTTAGATAAGTATCATACCAGATCAACTAAGAAAAGTAAGTTTTCTGCTCCTATTCCTGCTGGTTACAATATCTATAGATTTGATTTGCCTATTATAGATAGACTAAGTAATAAGTATGGTAATATTAGCAAAGAGAAGAAAACAGATATATTTTTCCCCAGAGATGTTGTAGACATCATGAATATTGTTTTTTATTGGTTTGAATATAATCGTGATTTAAAAAGCTATACTTTAGATTCTCTTAGAGATTATTTTGGAATATCTAAAGAAGGAGCACATGATGCTTTAAAAGATATTCGTGATAGTGCAGAAGTTATGATTCGTTTTATGAAATTACATAGGAAATTGGCAGCTAACATTAAGTTCAAGGATTCTTTTAAATAATGGATAAGTATAAATACCCTTGCGGATGCTCATTTAATGTTCTTAGTAAGGAACCCCTGAGCATAAATTTTGATCCGATTAATGATGATATAAACTTTAATTGTAGTAAAACTTGGGAATTACTATCCGAGGGTAATACTAAAGGATGTTTCCAATTAGAGTCTAGGCTTGGCAAATCGATGTCTAAAAAACTTAAGCCTGAAAATGTAGAACAGCTTTCTGCCTTAATTAGTATCCTTAGACCAGGATGTCTGGAGGCTATTAGAGATGGCAAAAGTGTTTCTAACCACTATATAGACAAAAAAAATGGAGAAGAGTCTGTTGACTATTATCATCCAGCATTAGAAGGAGTATTAAAAACTACATATGGCGAAATGATATATCAAGAACAGGCGATGAATATTGCTAAACACATTGCTGGATTTGATTTACGGGAAGCAGATAACCTTAGAAAAGCTATCGGTAAAAAGAAACCAGAAGAAATGGCGAAACTAAAGAAGAAATTTATTAGTGGAGCTAAAAAATTAAAGATTGTTAATAAGGATGAAGCAGAAGAAATTTTTGGATGGATTGAGAAAAGTCAAAGATACAGCTTTAATAAAAGTCATGCTGTAAGCTATGCTTATAATGCCTACTTATCTGCTTATACAAAAGCGCATTTCCCTAAAATCTTTTTTGCTTCTTATTTAAGATTCGCAAAAGATAAGTTAGATCCTAAAGCAGAGATAAAAGCATTAGTTCAGAACGCTATGGAGATGGATATCAGCGTTGCTGTACCAGACATTAGAAATATGAATTCTCTTTTTGTCATGAGAAATCAACAAATTTATTTTGGTCTGACAGACATTAAAGGTTTTGGTAATTCTGTTTTTACTAAATTGACTAATCTTATAGAAGAAAAACAAATAGACTTTGATAAAATTACTTGGTGTGAGCTACTGTTTCATGTCTTGTTAGTTATTAATTCTACAGCAGCTAAGGCTTTGATTAGTAGTGGTGGAATAGATTTTGTTAAAAATACTAGAACATCTATGCTTTTTGATTATAGTATAGCCAGTGAACTTACGAAAAAAGAATCAGAATTTGTAATTAATAATATGTCATCTTGTAAAAACCTATATGAATGTATTTATAAATTGTATCATGAACATAAAATTACATCTAGAAGAAAAGACAAAGTATTAGGCTTGCTTAACACTATAGAAAATCCACCATACTCTTTAGAAGATAGTGCAGAATGGATTTCTGATGCAGAAGAAAATTCTTTAGGTTGTGGTATTACTTGTTCTAAAGTTGATATGTATGATGTCACTATGACCAATTGTAATTGTAAAGAATACAAAAATACCATGCTAAATGAGATTATCTTATGTGGAGAAATATCTAGTTTAAGTGTGACTAAAACAAAATCTGGTAAGAATCCTGGAGCAGAGATGGCTTTCGTTTCATTAGCAGATAGCTACGGTGTGATTGATAGTGTGATCTTTTTCCCCGAAGCGTACAAACAATATAGAAATATACTATTTGACAATAATGTAATTATTATTAAAGGTAATAAAAATAGAAATGGAGACTCTCTAATAGTTCAAAAGGCTTATATACCTAAAACTTGACATAATACTGTCAAGTTGTATTATATGATATCTTCGTTGCTAAGGATAAAGTTTAAGAGATTTCTTGATATTTAAAACGAAGTAATAAAAAATCTCATTTGTGTTCGATTGGTTTTAATTTTTTAGGAGGAAAAGAATGAATATTAATCTTCTTCGAGGCAATTTAGCTCGTGACCCTGAAGTTCGAAGTGTCAATACTAATGGCAAGCAAACTTCAGTTGTTAATTTTACTATTGCGGTATCTAGGGAATATACCAAATCTAATGGTGAAAGAGATAAGATTACCACTTTTGTTCAGTGCGAAGCATGGGATACTGGTGCAGAAATTATCGGAGAATCTTTCCGGAAGGGTGACTTAGTAATGGTCGAAGGATCTCTTAGAAATGACTCTTGGGAAAAGGATGGCGTTAAGCATAATTCTTTAAAAGTAAGAGTTAATAATTTTTCTAAGATTACTAAGCTTTCTCGTCAGAAGAAAGATCAGTCTCAAGAAAAGGTGGCATTCTAAGTTTGTGTGATGATTTATTGGGTGTGCTATGCACACCCGATAGATTATTTTTAAAAAGCAGGATTACATGGAAAATAAAAAACTTAAAATATTAATGGTATCAGAAGCTAGTTTTCTTAGTTCTGGTTTTGGTACATATACTAAAGAAATTCTAAGTAGACTATATGCTACAGATAAATATGAAATAGCAGAATTTGCTTGCTATGGCAAAGTCAATGATCCCAAAGATAAAGACATACACTGGAGATACTATGCTAATGCCGTAGGCAGTGATGATCCCAGATCTAAAGAATATAATTCTAGTATGGAAAATCAATTTGGTAGATGGAGATTTGAAAGAGTACTACTAGATTTTAGACCTGATGTAGTTATAGACATTAGAGATTACTGGATGAACTCTTATCAACAGTTTTCTCCTCTTAGACCATTTTTTCATTGGGTACTTATGCCAACAGTAGATTCTGCACCCCAACAAGAAGATTGGATTGATACATTCCTGCATGCTGATGCTATTTTTACATATTCTGATTTCGGTCGAGACACTTTAGCAGATCAGAGCAATAACAAAATTAATTATATTGATACCACTTCTCCCGGTATTAATCTCAATACATTCAAGCCATTGTCTAATAGAGAAGAAATTAGAGAACAGTTAGGTGTAGATGATAAGTTTATTATTGGTGGAATAATGAGAAATCAAAAAAGAAAACTTATACCAGAATTATTAGCTGCATTTAAGCAGCTTTTAACAGAAATGGAAACTGAAAATAATCCTATTGGTGAAAAACTACATCTGCATTTACATACTAGTTATCCTGATGCGGGATGGGAAATACCTAAACTCTTAAAAGAATATGAGGTAGGCAACAGAGTCTTATTTACATATCAGTGCAAAGATTGTGGTTTTTTTCGACCTACCAGATTCGAGCATCCTGTCTCTCTATGTCCAAAGTGTGGCCAAAAAAGTATGTCTATGCCTAATGTCTCTTTGGGTTTATCTCAAGAAGAACTCAATGTTATTATTAATACATTTGATATGTATGTACAATATGCTATTTGCGAAGGATTTGGCATGCCTCAAGTGGAAGCTGCTGCCGCTGGAGTACCTGTTGCTTCAGTAGATTACAGTGCTATGAACGATGTAGTGCATAAGTTAAATGGTTATCCTATCAGAGTTAATCAATATTTTAAAGAATTGGAAACTCAAGCTATTAGAGTATATCCTGATAACAATAGTCTTGTCAAAATTATAAAAGACTATATTGCATTGCCAAATCTACTTAAAGAGCAGAAGAGACATGAAACTAGACAGCTTGTGGAAAAACATTATAATTGGGATGACATTAGTAAGAAGTGGGAAAATTATTTAGATAATATAGAACTTACTGGGCTACAAGGTCAATGGGACCAACAGCTACCTCATATTAGACCAGTTGATACTCTTAATAAAGATGGTAACCCTTATGATGTTATGGTAGATTGGGTATCATCTAATATGCCTACTCACCAACTAGCTACATCAAGTTCGCTATTAAATATGATTAGAAATTTAGATTATCAATTTGCTCTGAATGGTATGCAAACGCAGAACTATGATATAAATAATGTTAAACAAAATTTAGAAGTAATGATTAATAACCATAATATGGCCATGGCTGCTAAAGAGGATCCCTCTAAGATGCCTGAAGAAGATTATATACAATATGCTAATATGAAGGATCAAACTAAATGAATGGTTTATTTATAGGACCCTATCGACAAAATGATGGCTGGGGTATGGCATCTAGAGATTATATTAAAGCAATCTCAACACAGGTATCTAATTTAACTACACGACCTATTTATTTTAGTAATAATACTATAGATATCCCAGAAGAAATATCTAAACACGAATCAATACTTTCTAAAGATTATGACATAGTATTTCAAAAAACATTACCCCATTGTATTGCTCCTAGCCAAACAATCAAGAAAAATGTTGGACTATTTGTATTAGAAACCAACGATCTTTCAAAATCTACATGCATTAATAACTTAAATAATATAGATGAAATTTGTGTACCTTCTAGACAAGAAGCCAAATGTCTTTCTTTATCAGGTGTCACCACTCCTGTTAAAGTTGTATCAGAACCTATTGATGTAGAATTTCACCAGAAGCATATTAATCATAAATTAGATTTTGGTAACACAAAACAAAAAACATTTAAATTTTATAGTATAGGCGAATTTGTTGAAAGAAAAAATTTCTTAGATCTAATCACAGCATTCCATTTAGCGTTTCAAAATACCGATGATGTCTCATTAGTATTAAAATGCAGTCGTCCGGGTTTAGACTCAAAACAAAGTTTAGCATATATACAAAAAGAAGTACAAGAAATAAAAAGAAAACTTAATATTAGACATAATTATAAATCAGAGATAATGATTACAGATAGACTTTCTGATACAGACATGGTGGGCCTACACAATGCTTGTGATTGTTTTGTAATGCCATCTTGTGGTGAATCATTTTGTAGACCAGCAGCAGAAGCATTGATATTAGGTAAGACTCCTATTGTGACTGATCATACTGGAATGGTAGACTTTGTAAACAATAAAAACGGTTATATAATCAATAGCAAAAAGCATCCTGTTGTTTTAAATGAACGAACACTATCTAATTCTTTTGATATTTATAATGCACATGAATATTGGTATAAACCAAACGTATATAGCTTAATAGAATGTATGCAAAATGCCTATAATCTATTTAAGAAAGATAAAAAAGAATTAGCCAATAAACAAAAGCTAGGCATGGAATCTTACGAACAATTCACTTATGAGACTGTAGGGAAAAAGATATGCACTTAAGTTTTGCAACATCAAATTTATTACATCAAATACTTAGTGATGAAGTCAATATAGTATATAATCCATCTTATACCTTATTTGATAAAATATTATATTGTTTAGATTACAATTTTTTTGTATTTAGTGACTATGTTTCTAAGGCAGAAAACTGTCTCTCGTACTCTAATGCTTATATAGATTTGAGAAACTATGATCTATATGTTCATAGTGGAACAGCATCTTCTAATGGTTCAACTTTACCACTAACATTGCATACCAATATGTTAATATTTGAACATCAGCCTAGACAAAAGAATTTAAAAAAAGAAGACTTAGCGATACTAAATCAAAGACTTGCTTCTACTAAAAAAATATTTTTTGATGATCTTTATAGTAAAACATGGGGCTTGCAAAATTCTTTTACTGTACCTTACGGTGTTCCTAGTCTGTTTAAACCTGATTTAGATTACAATGATCGTAAAGATGTATTGATAGCAACTAAAATGAACACTACAGCATCCCATCAAATTAAAGCCCATCTTGAGTCACAGGGTTTAACATGTGCTATTTATGATGATAGCGAATTAGATATTGAGCAAATTAATACAAAAATTAATAATTACAAAATACTTATCAATTTAGATGACGAGTATCTACTTAATTTAGTCGGTGCTGCATGTGGTAGTTTTGTTTTAAAAATATCAGGACACCCTGTAGAGATTCCTAATAATTATATATATACTGAAATCAATGATTTAATTAATGCTATATCAGATATTATAACACAGAAACCTGACTTACAATTAATACAAGACTATATATCAACTAATCACGATTTTGATTACTTTAAAATTAAACTTTGTGATATCATACAAACATCAGCAAAAAGAGAGGCTTTCATTTTATGATTAAGAATTTAAATATAGTAAAGAGCATTAACGATCAAAATCCTAAAAATTTAAACAACATAGATCCAGAAAAACTTAATGCTGTTACGAATGGGTTCGTTGAAAATATAGACTGTATCTGTTTGGATGAATTTTCTTTAAAAGATCGTAATAATTTAATGGTCGCAATGTCACATAAATTAGCAGCAAAGGGAAACATATCTCTTAAAGTTCTAAATTTAAATCTATTATCAAATCAAATTAATAAATGTTCAATTACTGGAGAAAAGCTTTCTACAATCTTACCGGATATACAATCTGTTTGGTCTGATCAAGAATGTGATGATGTTTTGAGTCAACTTCATTTAAAAATCAAAGGCAGATATTATGATTATATCTATACAATATATCAACTAGAAAAGTAATATGAAAATAGCATGCTGCATTTTATCATACAATATAACCAAGGGTATGAAATCTTTTGGTCCTATAGGTATGTTAAAGAAAAACAAAAACACCAAAGAACTCATATTGCATCAGATAGAGAACTTGCGTAAAATTTTTGGTAGTACTGATATTTATGTTATCACAGGATTTGGTGAGGATAAATTATGTAAGAAAATACAGAATAAAAAATACGTTAAAATTATTTCAAATCCAGAATATAATCAAAAAAATTATGGATATGCTTTAAGATTATTTTTAGAACATATTAAAGATAAGATTGATGATTATTATGGTGTTTTTTTTATAGATTCTAATGTTTTGATTAGAACTTTGAAAAATAAAAAAAGAAATGAATCTTGGTTAGTTTCTCAAAAACTAAAACAAACTAAGAAAAATAATAAGATAGATTTTTTAGGTATTAATACTGAGAACACAGACTTAAAATATTTATTCTATAATATAGGTAATATCAGCTGGTGTAAAAGTTTTTATTTGACCCAGCAAGACATACGCTCTATGATAGATTGTATTTACGATTATCACGATAATATGTTTTTGTTTGAAGTTTTAAATCAATCAGTAGAAAAAATAAATGTAAAGATTGGAATTAATCAAATACTCTCTAATCAAGACTATGTTGAGATACGCGGAATAAAGGATAAAAATAAAATAAAATGATAACAATAGCATCGCACGATGGACAAAACAATGTTATGAAAGCCATCAACAAATATCTGATACAAAATATTAAGAAAGAAAAAGATATACAAATGCTTTTTGCTTCGCTACATGGTAAACTCTTTGCTATGCATAACGAACACAAACCTAATTACGTAATATGGCCCGTATCCGAATACACACAAGAAGTACAAGATTTTATTGCAGAATATTCTGTTGGCGTAAAAGTGATATTGATTATTGATACAGAAATACCACAACAAGAATTAAATGAATATTTCAATTCTAGAGACAACGTGGCATTTATTGTAGACGAGACTATTACTAAAGAATATAAAAACACAATTACTAAATATGGTCGTATGTACGACGATGATATTTATCACGCATCTGATTTAGAACGCAATGATAAAATTGTAACATTGCTTTCTACAGATAACGATAAAAATCACCGCATGCTTGACGAGATTATATATCCTAATAATAAACATGATCATAAAGTAGTTGTAGTGAATAATCCTGAGTATGACTCGCCAGTAAATGTAGGCGTCTTTAATTATTATGATCTTGCATTTATTCTAAAAACTTTTGATAAGGTGATAGATATAGACAAAATTTTTCAATTAGAAAGCCAGGCTTGTGGTATTAAATATTTAAATATTGAAAATGAAGATATTCTAGATGCTGTAAATAATAACAAATACAGTCAGGATACAGATAATCTATCAGAACATACATACAATCATTTTGTCAAAGAACATTTTTTGCCATATCTTAGGAAATAATTAATGAATATAGGATTTTACTTATTAGATGTCGATGTGCAAAATCAAAAACAAACAATGATACTTAATAGTATCAACGCTTTGTGTACAGCAAGACCCTATGATAATATAGTATTATTTAATAATAGGTTTAATACTATTGATGTAGGCCATAAATATTATACTTTACATATTAGTGAAGCTAAATTTTTTAAGGGTGTCCTATTTGTATTTGATATTAAAAGCGCATTACTAACTAAAACTTTTCCTGCTCCCAAAAAACAAATTTTACATATCAGTGAAAATATTTGGTCAGAGAAAAAAGACATCCCCTATAAATTTTGGGAAAGTATATATATGAATGATAGATTCGAATTAATTGCAGATAATCAAGATATGTTTGAACTTTGTGATATATGTTGGAAAACACCTCTCGCCACTATACAGAACTTTCAACCTAAAGATATAGAAAATGTCATACAAAAATTACAATAATTATTCAGATTACGACAAACAACAAATTATAACAAAAATGTATGTAGAAGATAAACTGAGTTTTTCTACAATGGCTGAACAATTAAACACATATGCTAACAAAATTAGGCGTGATGCTATTAAGTACAAAGTCCCAATTCGAGATAAGAGTCAAGCACAATCAAATGCTTTAGCTACTGGAGCACACAAACACCCAACCAAAGGAACTAAACGTACAGATAATACTAAAAATAAAATTGGTAAGTCTGTTATGGCTGCTTGGGATAACATAGACGAAAAAGAATTAGCAAGAAGAAAACGCAATTCTAAAAAGCTATGGAATAGTTTAAGTAATGACGAAAAACAAAATCGTTTAAATTTAGCTAATCAAGCGGTTAGAAATAGTAGTAAAGTAGGATCTAAGTTAGAACACTATCTTTTAGAACAACTTATTAAAGATGGTTTCAAAGTAGATTTTCATAAAGAGCAAATCTTATCGAACACAAAGTTGCAAATAGACCTGTTCCTGCCTACTATGAATATAGCTTTAGAGGTTGATGGTCCTTCTCATTTTCTTCCAGTTTGGGGAAATGATGTTTTAGCCAGAAACCAAAAGTATGATAAGAAGAAAACAGGACTAATTATAGGAAAAGGATTGAAGCTGATTAGAGTCAAACAAACCCATGACTTTTCAAAATCTAGAGCTTCTATTCTATATACTAAATTAGTTGAAGCTATTCATAAAATTGATAATTCTAAAAGTAAGTCTATAGAAGTAGAGGACTAAAATGCCAAGGAAAAAAGCTGAAACTATTGATGAGGTTCTTGATATTGTTACACCTAATGATTTAGGGTGGACTGAATATGTCTTGAATTTATTATCGGATGATGAGAAGATCAAAGGTAATCCTACCACAGATGGTTTAAGAAGAGTTTTTGAAATTGCTCTGAAATGTACTGTCATTAATTCAGAGTCCACAGTACAGCAAACTCCCGACTTAAACAACGCAAATAGGGCTACTGTGGCTCATTCTCTGACATACGTTTTAAACGATAGTAAAGTAGACCTAGCTATTAAAACCAGGACGGTTAACGGAGCAGCAGACGTATATTGGGGTAATTGTGATAAAATCTTTAGAAATCATCCTGTCGCAGTGGCTGAGACTAGAGCTGAAGGCAGAGCCTTACGTAGAGGCTTAAAACTTCGCAAAGTTGTTGCTGCAGAAGAGTTGGCTAGTGAAATTGAGGATGACATTGATGGTAACAGTGTTGGTAAAATGAGTACTAATCAAATTAATTTTATTGATGTGTTAGCCAAACGTCTTAATATTGATATATTAAGATTAACAGATAAGCTTGACTTATCCTACGATACAATTTATAATATAAAACACGGAGAAGCTGTGTCTATTATTCAAGAATTAAACTCTTATCAACAAGATACATCTTCTATTCCTGAAGGTATCATAGGCTATAAAGAATGGAAGTAACATGAAGGTTCTATTTAAACCTAGCGACAAGCTAACTTTTGAAATTGAAGGTGCTGGACAAAAAGAAATTTTTAAAGGTCTAGCAATGGTACAAGAAGTTTTTTCTGAAAAGAAGTGTGGTGTATGTGGTTCAGAAAATATTAAATTTGTTGTGAGAAATGTAGATGGTAATGATTATTATGAATTACGCTGCATGGATTGCGGTGCTGCATTATCATTTGGTCAGCATAAGAAGGGTGATACGCTCTTCCCTAAACGTAAAGACGAAAATAACAATTGGTTAGAGAATGGTGGTTGGCATAAATGGAACAAAGATCAAGGTTCGAAAAAGTAATACATAAAGGTTATGTTCTTGGTATATGGCATAGTACTTTTACGCACATCGTACTATTATTAGCGCTGTGCTGTACAATTGCAAAATATCCCCAAGTACAAGATAATCTTGGGGTTATAACTCTTAGCTTTAGTCAGCCTGAGCCTGTATTATCTATAGAAAAACCATTAGTATTAGATTTTACTAAAGATTCGGCTGCTTCTGCAGAACCTCAAGAATCAAGTACGTCAGAAATATTTGAATCAGAAACTCCTAAAGTCGCTGTCTCTGATATCGAAACTCTAGACGTAAAACCCGAACAACCTAAATCTGAAGAAATAAAGATAGAACTTGTAGAACCAGAAGAGCTTGTACAAGAAATAGATCTGTTCCCAAAAAATAAACGTATATCTCACAAACCGTTTCCAAAAAAACAAACGGTTTCAGTACAGTCATCTATTCCCACGGGTATGGAAAAGTTAAAAACCTTTATCAAACAAGCTACTGCTATAGGTGAAGGTGTTGAACTATCACAGTATGGATCGGGTAATCGAAACGGCACAGGTAAATATGCTAATTTTTCTAAAAACTATGTAGATAACATAGAAGCCGATATGAGATTGAAAGAATATGGTGCAGGAACTGGTGACGTACAAATAAGTTTATTGTGGAACACCGTAGATGATATTGATTTACATGTAGAACATAATGGTGATAGAATTTGGTGGCAAAATCGTCGGAGTTTCTATGGAGGCATGTTGGATATAGACATGAATGCTAAGGGTCCAAATAATAGAAGACCTATTGAAAATATTTTTTGGGCACATAATACATTACCAAGAGGACATTTTGTTGTATATGTACATTTTTTCCGTGCTTGGACAAGTTTAAGAAAAGTGCCTGTAACTGTTAGGGTTAAAACCTTGAAAGGTATTCAGTTATATAATGTAATAGTTAGAAAAGGTATGCCACAAGTAGTACTACAATTTTCTAATTAACTGGACCCCATCTACCATCAGGACACACTGATTCTTTTTTAGCTAATTTATTCATATAGTTTTTCTCTCTAACTATGTGGCAACCACAAAGAGTGCAAGCATCATTTTCATAATATTCACATCTATTACAAACAGCTAGTCTATCACTAATCTGTTCGTCTGTACACAATGTTTCTTCCGGTGGTGCTTCATTTGGAGGAGGAGAATAATCAGTAAAGTTATTATTATTTTCTATTACTTTTTGAGCTATAGCATCTATTTCATCTTGACTTTTAATATTAAAAGGTTTACCGCTTGCAATGTGACCTTCTAATTCCTGATTAAATACTGTTTTATTATAAGAAAAACAAGTTATTTTAGCATCTGGATCTTCTAGTGCCAACGTTAGATTACAATTTGCACATTTATATATCTTTTTATTTTTAAATACATCGCCAGTTGTTTCAAATTTACAATACATTATTTAGTTCCATGTTTCATACGGTCTTTGTCTCTGTAAAAATGATGAAGCATGTCGCCCATTAACGGCCCAACACTGCCAATCGTCATAACCACATATTGTTTGTAATTCATCATAACTATTATATGAACTAACAGAATTATCGCAAGCAGTTTTACTAAACATAGGAGTAGTATCTATATAACTTTGAACAGGTACTCCTCTGTTTATGTTCTGGAAATCTACATATCCGAAAGAGTCTGGGAATGAATTAAAATGACAATTTCTTAGTGGATTATTAGTTTTTACAGCCTGATAAATACCGCTTGAATCAAATATAACTTCACCCTCACTATCATCGACAGTTTGCGTACTACTAATAGTAGCAGTTGACTTATATTTATATTGAATATATGCTACACTATATGACATTGTCCAAGATCCTACCTCAGTATTGCCAATTCCTTGCTGTCTTACTTTACCAAAAGTTTTAGTATATTCGTAAAATTTAAGCTCGCATGAACCTGGTACAACGCCTTCAAAAATTTCATCTTCTGGAATATTTGTGATAACCTGACAAGCTTGGCTGCTTCCCGTATAGGGTCCTACACTATATCCATATCCGCCGTGGTTTGTGGCAAGGTTATTATTAAACGATCTTATCAGAGAATCTTTCCATATTTTATACTGCAGATGAGAAAGCCATCCGTTCCAAGCGTTGTGACCAGAATGCCACATATCGTGCTGCTGATAGCCATGACCTTGACTACTACATGAAAAGGTTGCTCCTCCACTACCTGGTACGGTTTCGTATCTGGATTTCGATGTTCCGTTTGCGTCAGTATATCTCACTAACTTCGAATAACCATTACGTAAACCCCATCCCGCATGAACCAGTACTGGTTCGTGACAAGCGTACCATGGAGCACCACTACCATCACAAAGAGCATGTATGAATCCGGCATTACCATAACAAGGAGGCAATGGTCTACCAAAATCACCACGACCATCGTCTGGGCGTATACCTGTCGTTGTTAATGCAACACCAAGACCATTAACAGCACCATAACCACGACTACCAAGTATACATACTGCAGTATATGTTTGTGTAGAAAATTGTCTATCTTGAGTCGGCACTGTAATATTCGCATCATTACTACAATCAGTCTCACAAGAACTATTAAGGTTTTCACTAACTGTATATCCAGCAGGTAAAGAAACAGATACATTAGGACAACCATTTATATTAAGATCAACACAATAGGTTTTACTTCCTCCTCCTTGAGATATTGCACCAGTAGTGGGACTCTTTGTCGCTTTATTATTAGGTAAAACTACAGTAAGTGTTTTATTAGTAAAATTAACAGTAAAGAAATGACCGGGACACTTACTGCTACTATATGGTTCTGCTTCCTGTGTTTCGGTTCTTACAAAAACTTTTTGTGTTAATTCTATACCATCTACAACGCCGTATTCACCACATCCTCTAACGTCTTGATAACCTCTAATACTTTCAGGATGACACCCCCAAGCATTATGACCAGAAGTACTATGTCCATAGGTCTCCATATCCACTTCAGTACTACCAGAATCACCAGAATCACCACCAGTATCTTCTGGTATCTCTTCATCTACTGCTGTAGATCCTGCATATCTTTCTCTATAAGAATGTGCATATAAATTAAACTTTTTAGAACAATCTTCAAAACTATATTCTACATTAATCGAACCTGCAGCACCAGGTTCTAGTTCTTCAAAAAGCTCGCAATTAGTACAATTACCAGCCTCTTCATCTACTCTACAATATCCGTAGCTAAATGGATCTCCCGGTTTTGTTCCTGGATGACAAGGAGTTGGGGCTTCTACCACACCCCTAGTATATCTACCAGGAGCAGTAAGAGCCCACACATAACCATCAGTAGGATAGTAAATACAGCTTTCACCACAACGCTCCAAACCTACAATACCTGGTGGGCCTGTCCCCTCAATACGACCATCTGTCTGATAGCCTTTTGTAGACACTAATTCGATAGTTTCATTATCATTAGATGGTGAAGGTGGAGCAGGAATATCTCCAGGATCTGATCCAAAACCATATACTTGTCTAATCAAAGATTTTTCTAAATATTTAGAAGCATATAAAACAGTATTGACTGTTTCGCTACCAATATTTCCAGTGATTATCACATCCTCTCCTGATTGTGATATTGTAAGATTTACACTAACATCACCAATCGTAAAGCTGACACTATCACCAATGCCTCTTTTCCCATTTATCGTATATGAACCTGTTGAGTTAATTGCACTGGTAGCTTGCTTATCATAATTATATAAAATTTCATCATAAATATTCTTTGCTTTTATCTGTGGGGTTCCTCCAACAAGTAAGTCATTTTTACTTAATGGTTTTTGATCTACAAAAAGCTGTGTTCTATTAATAGGAGTTTTTTCACCATACAATATTCTAAAAAGCATTTCATTGGCATGTAAGTCCATATTTTTGACAATTTTAGAATGTGTAGTATCATTTTTGTTATTCTCTATATAATCTTGATACATAGATGTCATGGTTTTGCTGTATGTAGGCATCTTAGTAGTTGATAAACAAGTAAGCTCTGAATCAATTGGATTATCTAATGGTAATTCTGTTCTAACAATTTGTGTAAATCTAGTATCACCCATAGGATTATATAGACCACCCTCATATGATATAAAACCCTTAATCTCTGACGAGCGTAGATCATTAAAAATTAAATTTCGTGGTTTTCCTATTTTGAATTTAGATCTTAATTCTATAGAACCTAAATTTTTTATAATACAGGTAGCTACCTGGCCTGTTCGATAGTCTGAAATAGAGTCTTGTGGACCACAACCATTGGGTTTATCCATATCAGATAAAAGGTTTTCAGTATAAAATGCGCTTGTTCTAGTGATAGTATCTGTATTAAAACAACTTAATGTCATATTATTAGTGACAGTATTCATATTAGAAGGCTCAATCAATTTCCCTTCTCTATTGGTTGGCTTTACTTTAATAGTTTTATCTAGCCAAAACAATGGGTCACTTATTTTATAGGTTTCAGTATAAAAATTCTCGCTAGGATCAGGCATGTAAGCCGTTTCTAAATCTTGTATATCTGTAATGAAAAGGCTTCCATCAGGATTCATACTTTCATCACTAATATCCTCATCTTTTGTATAATTACTAAATAAGGCACTATGATACACGTTGTAGTCTAAAGCTATTAATTCTTTAGCTTTGTTTGCTGCTTCTATCAATTTTTGACTATTAGGATTTCTCGCTAAATCTTGTAATGCTTTAGTCACTTCAGGAGGTATATCCACTAAAGAGTTATCCTTATCAAGAATAACTTCTAACACAGGTAGGAAATTTTGATAGATAGACACATCATCACTGTAACTGTCATCTTCGCCTAAATTATATTTTTGTCTCATAAAAAAGTATGGATTGTTTTGTTCAACTTTTACCCCTTTACTGGTTACAAATAAATGTGTATAGCTTCTATCATTTACTATAAGTTTATATAATAAATTTTCATACTCTGTCTTGGGTAAACCACCACTAGATAATTTTTGCATGAAAGGGTTGTTCAATAAGAATCCATCATATTTTAAAAGATCTCCCCATTTTACTTGATATAGTTCATTTGAAAGCAACGAATTATTATCAGTACTTCCTGGTGATGGATCATATAGTAATACTCTGCTATTATCTATAAAGTCTAAATAATCATAACCTTGAGGAAGAGGGTTGGCCAATTCAAATTGTGTAAAAACTTTAAAGCTTTTTTTCTTAGTATAACTAGAATCTACAGGGCTACCATCCTGATCATATAGATCTACAACTAAAGATTTTCGAATTATAGTATTATCTCTGCTTTCAAAAGCATTAGCCTGAAATAATACCTTTTCATCACATGTAACAGAAGTATTATAAACTAAACCATTAACAGAAGCATTAGTATAATCTATCTCTAAATTTGTATTATTTTCTAAGACATTTGGATCATTACCAATAAAAACATAATTTTTAAAATCTGTATCTTGAGGCCCTGTGTATATATAATAACCATCTTTATCTTTTAAAGATATTAGTTCTTTAAATTTCACATCAGGTTTAGGAGAAGTTACATACGTTTCTATGTTTTTTGCAGAAACCTCGTGTATAGTTCTCGATTCTCTAGCTCTAAAATATGGTGCTGCTCCAGGTAATTTAAATTTATATTTACCTATTCTAGTTCCTTTAAGTAAAGATCTATCATTAATATGTCCTCCAGTACGACTATTTCCTTTTAAATAAATTGGTTTTTTAGGCATAACAGGCATCACACATCCTGTATAAGTAGCATCATTTATATTTCTTATATATTCATAAAATGCTGGTTTGCCAATATATTGTCTATCAGCTATTTCAAAGCCTCCTCGATTACTTAATTTAGCAATATACCAACAGCCACCATAATTTAAATATAGTCTAGGTTTTTTATGTGTATCAAAAAAGCTTATTGAATTTAAAATATTTTTAATATTAGAAGTCAAAGGAGTTGAAAGTGTGTTAGTATTTACGCACTTATTTGCCTCTTGTGCCTCGGCTATTATTGTTTCTGCTTCTTCAAGATTTTCATTAACAACTTCGGCTGCCGATGCCAGTGCATTAATTGAGGCTTGTTTTCTAGGTAACACACCAGAATAATTTACAGAACCATCATCAAGAAAAGAGAGGAAACTACCTGCTGCAAGATCTTTGTTTGGTTGCAATAATCCATATTCTGGATCAAATTTCTTTTTTGTAAAAGTTGCTAAATTGCTAGATTGCTGTGGATTAAATTTAAATGTCAATAATTGTTTACGAGGCTTCTGTTCAATAGTAATATTAACTGTGCTAAGTTCATCTCCTCTTCCTCCAAAAATTCCAGTAACACCACCACCAGCATATTCTATATCAATTGGAGGTTTTAAAACTTGTTCTTCTCCTCCCATTATAGCAACCAAATAAGGATTAACTACTTTAACAGGTATTTCCTTAGGCAAGGATTGACTTTGACCGTAAAGTACTTTTTTCTGATTATTATAAAGAGTAGTATCTCCTAGTGTAACCTTGTTAACAAATCTTTTCCAATCAGAATTTATGTGGTGCTCTTCATAGCCATCAATTGTGAATACATATCTTATTGGAGCAATAGTGTAATTAGCTGTCTCAGAAACTGAAGCATAAATATCCGCATGATCTGTACTAAAATTATCTAAATTAATATTAAGTTTGGTAACTGTATAATTACCTAAAGTTATGCTTTTAGATTGTTCACAAGAATATGGGTTTTCAGGATCTAATTTATCAGAAATAATAGGCAACACTGACGCACCAGCTTCTGGTACATCTAAACCAAATAATTCCTTAACTTCAGATAGGCTATAACCACCATAGGGTCTTAATTTAGGACTATATTGTGTAGATAAATTTGGTATATAATAACTAACATTAGAATAACTTTTAGCAGGAACTGCATCACCATCTTGACATGAATATGGATGAGAGTTATGTCTTGATAAATTTAAACCATAACATTTACAGGTATTATTATAGTTTATTGGAAATCTTTTACAATAAAGAGAATCACTATCACTAGACTGTAATCTTTCTACATATAAGCTATATATTTTAATCCCGACGTCTTTGGTATCGAATTTAATTTTAACAGATTCTGGTTTATTATTAGTAGCATTACGATCAAAAGTTAAAGATCTATCTTGACCAAATACACTAGAATTAAAGTATACTCCTCCCTGTTCATGAAAAGCAACTAAATCAATGTGAGGATTAAAAGGCAGACTTTTATATCTTCGATAGTCATATTCTGTTGAATCTATAATAGTTCTTTGAGGTCTTTCTCCATTAGGTTTGCCTGGACCTTCACTATTATTCAAAAAGAATGATAACGTATCGTAACAAAAAGTTTTACTATCTTGTCTTTGTTCGCCTTGTTGAGCTGCGGGGGGAGTACATAGTGCAGCTTCAGCATTTTGTACAAGATAAAAACTACTATTGGCATTGCAGTCTCTACAACCAATTCCATCACTAGAACTTTCTGATATTCTTGGATAAACACCACTTAATGTGTAACTTCCATTTGCCATAACAGGAGTACTAACAAAATCATTACCATTCAATGCTATATTGGCATATCTTGCCGCATCGTTAGGAGTAAAAGTTCCTTCATTACATCCAGCACTATATCTATAAAAACTCTCTACATTGCTACTAACAGTAGATTGTCCAGCTGTAATTGATTGATCATAATAAATATTATATGGAACATCAGCTGATAAATCACAACTAGGTGTTGGTTGTCTTCTATGTTTTTTTCTTCCTGCTCTTTCTGTAATAGTTTTATCTACTACCATATCAAAATCCATATCAAAATATATAGAATTAGCAGAAACATCTAAATTAAATTCAATAAGTCCATTTGAGTTTGGTGGAACCCACAAATATCCACCGTACTTGTGAAATAAAGTATCTACTAAATTTTTTGTATTACTAATATAATATAATCCATTAACAGATTTATAATCAGTAGTTTTTAACATGTCACTGCTTAATTTAGCAATTTGTTCATAGTCGTTAAAATCGTCATACAAAGAAGGTCCAGATGTAGCCAATAGGTCTACTGTATAACCATCGTACAATGGTGAGGTAGCCATAATAGAAGCTAATCTAAATGCATTAGTGTGCGATTGACCTAATAAAATATACTTTTCATAAAATTGATAAAATTTAGGATAAATATTATGTGATATGTAAACAGCCTCAGAACCATTAGGTACAATACCTTTAAAAGTATTGCCATCTACAACTTTTAATCCAGAAGGACAATTTTTAATAAAGCTATCTGACGATGTAGCAGCAAAATCGTATCCTGCATTGTCGGGTTCAGGACCATCGGTTTCAGCCCAAAACACATCACCTTGAGAAATATATAGATCTACACCGGGGATAGGACGTTGATCATCAACTCTGTTAATATCATAGTGTCTGTACCATCCTAATATTCCGCTAGTAACATTCCATTTCCAATGAGATGCTAATTTACTTCCTCCAATAAATAAATTATTATGACTTTTACCCTCAAAACCATATGGTTTAGTAAAATCACCAGTACTAGGTATTTCAACACTAGTATTCATATCGTCATACATACTATACTGACCACTATAATTTGATACAACATCCTTCAATATAAAATTACCACAAGTTCTACTAACTTTTTCAGCTTTAAGTAAAGACTTATTGTGTGTGTACTCGTTAAGATGATAACTGGACACAGGATCATAATCTATTTCAGATAAAGTTTCTTTTAGTTTCCAATCAATACAAAAATTAACATTGGTATCTATCGTGTCCATAGAAGTATATTCAATAAATCTTTCAAAACCTATCCCTGCATTTGTGCAAGCTGGGAATTGTTCTAAGTGTTTAAAGTCATAAAAACCTGACACATAAGATTGATTTAATACCGGTACTTTAGCTATAAAATCATCAACCTTAAAACGAACATCACATGCTCCATCAGTACAAGTATTGGTAAAAGTTCCATTAGTTAAAACATCAGCAGAACTTTCACCAGTACTAGCATCATATAACTTCCACTCTTTTGAATATGTCCCACAATAAGCAGTGTCTAAATCTGATTCTTTGTAGTTCTGATAGAAACCTCCACCAACACTAGCTATTTGATTATCAGCACAATTGCATGGATCAAAAGATGATACATTATCTAATCCTGCTTGTATTAATGGGTCACAATAATCTGTGCGATTGTTTTGTTCTCCATCTATAACCAACGGATGCCAAAGTCCTAATGTGTCTGGATCTTCTGGATTTGATGGTGGAGCATATGGTGGAATAATTTGTTTTAGACCACGTAAATCTATAGAAGGAGTACCTTCCGCGTCCTGTCTTAAACTTTTATTAAAAATAGTACAAATAGACATTTTTTATATTAACCTACATTCATTAAATTCCATGACCCGTCTATAAATGTAAACATACCTCTTCTGCCTGCAACCACAGGTAAACTTAATGGATTTTTAAATATCTGTCCTTCATAAGTTTCAAACACACCAGCTTTACTGTATTTTAATGTATATGTATTATCAATCTCTGCAGTAGAAGAACTGGATATCTTACCGGTTGTGATAAATGGTTGATTGTATTTGGGTTCATAAAAACCATTATCTGTATTATAAGAACAATATAATGCTGCACCTCTTGGTGCTCTAAACATCCCTGTAGGATCTTTAACAAATACTAATTTACGAAAACCTTCTGGTAATGGATCAGCACTGGATATATCATCTTCTATTGTTCCTCGTACGGGTGTACTACTAGCTAAATCATACTCCAAAGTAACCCATATATCCTTATAGTTACCTCCTATGGTCCAAACACCAGCTTTATCATCCCATCTTAAATCTATAGGACCAACAGGCCATGTGGTAGGTTGAGAAGCCCATCCTTTATAAAATGATTTTTCTTTATAGGGTTCGCTATAAGACCCATCAGACTGACGAACTTGATTTCTATACAAAGGATTATTGCTCTGATCTCTTGCCTGTTTGCCATTTGATAATAACAGAGGTTCGCCTGAAGCATTAGGAACAGGATAACCCTCTTGATCATAACCCCAACCATGAACTACAACAGGTCCACGTAGTCCTATAAATCTTTGATTGTTTTGGTACTTACCTGTCAAATAGTTTGCATCTAGTTCGCTATAGTTAGCAGTATCACCACTGTATACTCCTCTAACATCTCCGTTGGGTCCAGGTGGACTAACACCAAAAGCTACAGCTTCTATACTATGAACACAACCATCACTTGGTTGTCTTGCATTTATTACTCCAAATTCTCCTCCAGCAGTTACAATAGGAGTTAAATTAAATTTATTAATTTTATTAGTTGTACCAGCTAAATCCTCAAATCTACTATCTAGAACTTGAACATCGTCACCTTCTGACACAATGAATGGAGGCATAGTATATGATTGCGAAGCAGAATACGATTGTTCCGTTACTTTATCTTGATCCTTAGAGCAAAACTTACAATCTTCCTTATACGGTCGTTTCATACTATTTTGTATAGATTGTATGTCTTGGTTGGGAATACCTTCGTCTATTTGTCTTACATCATTAATAACGAGTTCAAGAACACCTTTACCTTTACACATAGGGCATTTGCTTCTAGTATATTTAGCCATACTAAAAGTACTAGAATAGGGAGTAGGATAATGTGAAACAGGTGAAAATAAACCATCAAGACTCATAATAGAACTTTGAAGATATTCAGTTGACGATAATGTATCAGAAGCATATTTATCATCGTTAGAACAAGCATTCATTTCAGTATTACAACGAGCATCCGAAGAGTCATAAGAAACTCCATTGTTTGGTCTAAACATACCTTGAGGATCTACTAACATATCTGGTAACTGTGATATAGCAGTGGGTCTCCTTGACACAGGCATAGTATTAGAATTTTTACCTATAAATAAATTATGAGCCATCAGTATCCTCCTCCTAAACGATTTCCTACAAACGTAGCTTTTTGTATAGCCGATGATTGAGCATTTTTAATTTTTTGATTAGCTTGAATAAACTTTTGATTGAAAAATTTAATATTATCAGCTGCTTCTTTATTATAAAATCCTATCTTTCTACTAAATGTTCTAAGTTCGTATCTAGTAGTTATAGTATCTCCTATAGTAACACTTACACTAGTGACAATAGGAGCATGAGATCCACCACCCAATAACGTAGAACCTACTCTTGCGTTATTTAACATTACTCCCGCTAAAGTAAGACTACCACCTTCTAAAACTTGTTGAAATTCATTGCTTTCAGACACTCTTAATAAGGCTGCAATGTCTAATGCGTCTATACCACCAAACTCCCAAGGTACTAAACCTTGATCCATAGTAACGTTAACACCTCCAACCAAATTATTAATCATAGTGTTATTCAAATTATTCATTGTCATATTAGGAAAAACTATGTTCTTAATGACTCCAGGATGAGAAGACCACGGACCATATGTCGCTAAATTATATTTAATTGGTATAGCAGCAAACGTGGGTACTGCTGCTCTAGCTTGAAACGGAGCTGCAGCATCCATAATAGAAGCATAAGCATATTTAAGAGCAAGTCCAGCAGCTGCTCTATTAACACCAGGTATAACAATTGAATCAAAAGGACCACCACCAACTTCTGCTGGTGCTTCTTGACCTAAATTATTAGCACCACCATAAAAAGGATTTGCTTTAGATAAAATTACTGATATCGCTCCATCTTGAGTATCATTACTAGTATTAGTACCTGCTATAAACATGCCACCGGGAGCTTGCATAACGACTTTAGGTTGTCCATTATCATAAATAATTTTTGGATTGTATATATTAGCTGGGTTTTCAGCCATAACTGAAGCTTTGACATACATCTTATATTGAGCGAAGTCCGGAATAACTACGTCGTGTGTACTTTTAGAATTTTGTGGGGCTACTGATAAAGATTTTAAACTATTTATTTCACCATTAGTATAAATTCCGTTAATTTGATTTATATTTCCAATAGTAATCGGTTGATTAGGAACATTAATATATGTATCTTCTGGAGCATCAGTGGCAATAGGAGAGTAAACACCATGTGAAGATGATGTTAGAGTTCCAAATCCCGTATCTGTCATAGACTGTGATTGTAGCTGTGGTCCCATATTAAGTAAACCCGGCGCAAAAGCTTTTTCTCCCGTATTATCAAAACCTAATATGGGTGATATTTTACCACCTTCTTGAAAAAAAGCTGCAGTATCTGTCCCAACCATCATGGTATTATCAATTACATTTCCTGGTTCTTCCCAAGCATAATCACAAATCTCATGTGTAAAATTTACTTTGCCTCCATCAAAATAAGAACCGACATTAGGTATTCTGACACCATAAGTTTTACCATAGTATGTGTTTCCTAAATTAGCTAAAAAGCTATGTATTTTATCTAAAATGGAAGATAGACCTTCTGCTTGAATTGCTGGATTGACAGAATTGAATGATCTTATTCTGTTTGCTGATCTTGGAACAGGTATGGCTCCTGCTCTTAATGCAGAATGAACAAAGTCTTGATGTAGTACTAAAGCATTAGCAAGAGTTTCACTACCCAAACCGCTTAAAAGACAAAAAGCAATATTAGGACTCCAATTTCTTGATACATAACTATATACCAATCTACTAAATGCAGTGCCTACTCCAGTAGTAACTTTATCTGCCGTATAACCTAACCATGTAGCCAAAGCTCCTTTATCTTCATAGGCTTTTTTCATATCTGGCGAAGCGTCTGTTGTCATAGCAGCTCTAATTTCATTTTCTTCTACAACCAATTTACCATAGCCTACATTCAAAGAAGTTCCAGGAAGTGCGCCTCCTCCAACTAAATCATTAGAAACTTTATCTAATCTAGACGCAAGAACTGATGCAATAGGAGACCAATCAGCATTAACAGATTGGGCATAAGGAGTTGGAAAAACTTCTGCTATATCTTGAAAATCTATAACAATTTGCATTTGTCTAGTTTTTCTATCATAGTATGTATTACGAGGTTCACCATTTGAGCCGTAACCAAAATACGGAGAAATTATATCTTTAAATAATGGATAGCTACCTTGTGTATGAGAACCTAAATTGGGAAATGTAGGAGCAAAATAAGACCCTCTAGGAAATTTAGAAAAATTAAACCCTGTATCGGAATTTGAGAAAAACTTACTATGCTTTTGAGCTACAACAGCACCACCATTTTGTTTATAATTTTGTCCACCTAAATCACTAAAGGCACGTTGAATTGTAGTGTCTGGTTCTCTATATGTATTTCTAAAACTATTATTTAAACTGTTAGGTCCCATGTAATTAGCATTAGCCCATTTACCTAATGCTGGTTCCCAAATTTTTCGTTGTTTCATGTGTCCCACAGTATTAGAATTAGCTTGATATAATCTTTGTTGTGGACCACCTATTAATACAGATCGACTTTTGGTATCGTTAAATTCTTCTCCAAAATTATATTCCACCACTTGATCTGTAGCATTTAAATTAAGAATAAAATTTTTAATAGTGTTGGGTAAAGGTTGTACTCTTCGAGTAACAGTATTTACTTGAATCACACCAGAAAAGTTACTAAACGTATTATCTGGATAGAAATCTAAGTAAAAATCACAACCTGCATTGTCGCAACAGTATTCTATAAAACTAAGTATATCCATACTGTCATCATTAATATAGGCACCCGCAGGAGGTCTGGGTACCATACTCATGTCTAATCTCAATAAAGACCGTTCAATTCCGTCTGTACTCTTAACGGTACGAACAAGTCCCATCTCTGTAAAAAATATTTCAGCAGAATTACTTGTTGCTCTACCATTACGATTCGTGTTTGTGGCAAAGCTTGTCGTATAAGGATTTAAAAAACTACCGTTGTCTCTTTGTACTGGAGTTTTAGCAACTATAGCGCCATAAGGACTCCATTGACCATGATTTGGCCCATATATTGTGGCTGAATTACCGTTCGCTAAAGTAGTATTACTAAAGGAACCTGGTTGGTGCCAAAAATTCATTGTTGACCCGTCTCCTGACAAATCATTCACTTGTCCTGACAAAAAAGTATGTATAGTATCGTATATAACGGTCGCAGGCATACCTTTTTCTTCTGTGTATCCACTATTTCCAAAGCCTGAAGCTTCTAACCAACCAAAAACATTAAACAAATTAGGAATGTTCCCATTTAACGGAGTACCTTTATATTTTGAAGGATCATCAGCCGCAATAGAAGTGTCATTATAAGGAACAGCTAATAAATGACCGCCCTGTTGAGCACCCCCGGTATTATCAATTAGTGTACTAACACTACCACGATACTTGGATAGTATCATTTTGCAGCCTTTTAATAATTCAGTAAAACTTGATAAAGATACAGTATATGTACCATCACTATACTTCCAACTTTTTATCATTCCTCCAAACCAAACATTATCAAACCTAAAAAAAGTAGGACATCCAATAATATCTAAATCTGCTTTACCAGCATAATGATTTTTGTTACCTATAAATCCAGGATCAGGATCCATCCAATCTGCAGGCACACTTGATCCAGCTCCATAAATAGTATTCCAACACTTTTTACCAGTATCTCTCTTCTTTGCATCTCCTTCTGCAGCGTTTTCTTGTCTTAAACCATCATACTTATTTCGTTCTTTGTCAATTAAATTTCTAAAAAGAGATTTAGAAGCATCAGTTTTATCAAGTTTCTCATCATTAAAAGCTTGAGATTGACTTGTAACTGGATCATTTGTAGTACCAGGTTGTTGATTCTTATTCTCTAGTTCATTATGCATTGGATTTATAGAAGTACTATTCCAATGACTAGAATAATCTCCTGCTAGGTTTACGCTACAGTTACTGGCAGATGATCCCCATCCTAAATTCATAGTAAAGTTAACAACACTACATCCTAAATATTGTGTCTGTGCATAAGGTTTTACCTTGTCACTCATTTGCTAATCCTTCTTATTTGATGTTGTACGTCCATGTTAATACTCTAGTAATTTTATTTTCATGCAGATTCAATGATTCCTTATCTTCTGTAAGATAAGACGTTCCTGGTGGTTGATACGCAAATAAAAATTGATTTAAATCGTTTAAAATTCCTTGTGGAAAACCGTATTGTTTTAGTTTGTTTGGTTTAGGGAAAATACCTTCATATGTTACAGTTAAATTTCCTGGTCTTAAGCTATTATAATATTCATACACTAGGGGGCCAAGCCTTCTTCCTAAAATTTTAATTTCTTTATTTCTTACAGTAGGGTAGGTTTGGCTAACCTTTAATGATTCAGTAAGGGCTCCTGTCAATATAGGAACATCTCTATTATCGAACTGTCTACTATATGTAATTTTACCATCATAAGGATACCCAGCTTCTGTACTACTTAATGGAACAGGATTGACAGTTTGATTACCAATACTAGGATAATCGACACTTGTTGTCACTGGGGTTGCGTTTACTACTTGATCATTATACCACAAAGCATTACCAAAAATATAAGGAGCAGAAGTTTTGTAGCCTATCACAGCATTGTGATATGCAGTCATAGGTAAGCTACCATCATATGTTTTTTGTGGATGCTCAAAATAAGTAGGCCCTTCCGATTCAGTACCAACTCTACCAGTTTTTGGATCATAAAATGTTGGATGAGTAGGATAGATCTTATTTTTTAAACCCTTGTCTACAGGCCCACCAGTACTTGGGTCCTTTGTAGGGACATCATAAATACCAGTTGCAGGTTCTAATCCTTGAATTGTACCTTTAACGGTAAAGATACTATTTGACATATCATCAGTACTGATTTCTACTTCACTAGTATGTATGAAAGGATCTCCACTTTTAGCAATAAAATTGTCTGTAATTGTATACGAACCAGCAGCCTCATCTACATCAATTGATCTTTCTTGATCATATAAAATAAAATTTTCTGGTCTAAACATACCTGTCAACGGTGCAATTTTTTCTCTTTGAGCGACCCAATTCTGAGCGTGCCAAATTGCTCCACTGCCTAAATGAATAACTTTACCTACTGCTCCTAATGTTCTTGTTAATTTATAAGTAGGAGTATAATTACCCTGATATAAATATCTATTATTATCCATAAGTTCTAGTTTGTAGCTATCTGTAATGCTTGTTATATACTCACCAGTATTTTTTGTTTTTGGTTGGGAGCTATTAGGACGATAATCATTAATTAAATAACTACCTGTGTGTGTAGCATGAACTTTAAAAATAATTTGATAGTCTATGGTTTGATTCCAATTATTAGAAGTTGGACTAAAACTAATGCTGTTTACACTGGCAGGACTATTAGTTAGATATACATCTTCCGCTGTTTTTATAGCAAGTTTTCCATGGTTTCTATTTAATACAGCTTCTTTTAAGCCACTAGCAGCTCCAAACAATCCTTTGATAGTAAAATCCTTATATTCAACATCATCGAAATTTTTATTTGGTCCTGGTGAAGCTCCTAAATCATGAGTATTTGTTATAGTATCATGATCGGCCTGTCTTTGAGCATATACTAAACCATTTAATGTGATAGATGTTTCTTCGCTTAAAAAATCTCCAGCAGGAGTACGAATAGATTCTGTACTCATACTAACAGTAGGAGTAGGATAGCCAAATCTAGAGGAGAACTTTAAAAGATCGTTAGAATCATCACCATATTGTATTTGTACTTCCATATTATTACCCGTAAGGATTGTCTTGACTTGTTATAGTAGGATAATTATACTGAGCATTACCTATCCTCATACCAGCATAACCAATAGCATTAGCAGCAAAATAACTTTTCTTAGTTGTACTAGTGTAATTATAGTTTGTATATCTTAATTCATAATTCCAAGTAACACTTTTACTGACAGTTCCCTTAATAAGATCAACACTTTCTGTTTCATCACTGATCCAGCTATAATAATAGTAATTTACTCTAAGTTCTGGTGGTACACTTTCTGGATTTAATTTATTAGGATTAAATTGTTCTAACGCCGTATAAATATACGAATATGTTTTAGTTGGTATGTATGGGAATCTACTACCTTGTGATCTTTGTGGCCTAAACTGAGCATTATAATTCACTGTTCTAGAAGGTAAAGTATAACTACCTCTGTCCTGAATAATAGCATTACCACCTAAGATATTTGTTGCAGCATAATCTCTACGAGAATGCTTGTCTTCTACTTGTATATTTTCTTTACTAGAAAAAGGAACTAAATCTAAAGGTCTAGAATCAAATGTAATACTATATCCAATAGTGCCTAATCTTTCATTATGAGTAAAACTACTTTCTTTAGGATTAGAATTTAAAAGTCCTGTCCAATGAATAAAAGTCTCTTTGTTGGCTTGAGGTAATTTTTTCGCATATCCTGTTTGCGGTGGAGGATCAATTAATCGTACTCCTGCTTCATTAAATTCTCTTCCAGCTGTAGATGAAGCTGAAGAGTTACCGGGTGGCTCATTGTGAAAACCACTAGGAAAAGCTATAGATAAACATCTATCAAAAAAGACTCCTTGTTTTGACAGTTCTTTAAATCTATAAAGAGCTTGTCCGTATGGCCCTTGATATGTGGTTTCATTAGGTATATTTGTTGTTGTCTGATCTACAGCTGGAGATTTAGTCAAAGGGAAAAAGAATTCATCGTTACTTACATGACTATCTCCTCCATCATCTGCTGGTTCCATCATATCCCAGTATAGCTTATTGCTATCTTCAACAAATGTGTCATAGCCTTTAATTTCTCCATCTATAGTTACAGTACGTAAGAAATTTCTGTCTGTGCTACACGAAATATTAAACGTATCAGTATAATTTGTAGGACTTTCGCCAGAAAAAGCTGTAAAAGTATCTGATAAACTATATGTTCCATCAGCTTCACTACTTTCTACTACAGTACTTCGATTAACTATTCGTAAATTATTAAAAGCACCATAAACATTAGTGTCCCAATATAGCATTCCTGTTACGAAATGTTTAGCATTCTGCACAGCTGTACTGGGGTGATTCGCATGAGAAGGTTTTGTAGCTCTACCTCTTGCAGAAATAGTGCGACTTATATTATATAATGGAAAACTATCTCCAGTAGCAAAAGGAAACATATTTCCAACACTTTCACTAGCATATTTACTGCTCGATCGAGTATTACTATTATCCATAATATTTGTACCATTACCAATACCTTTATAAACTTTAGTATCTGTAATAGGAGAAATACTAAAACTATTCTCAATATCTGTTACAAAATACGGTCCTCCTTCTGAGGGCAAATATTCTGTTGATCCTGTTATTTCTACCTCTAAATTTATTTGATAATCAATTACATTCATCCATTGTGGATCTGTATTGTTAGTAAAAGATTTACTAATTATTTTTGTAGAAAGAGGATCAGCTTGATATAAATCCCATATTATATCAGTATTAGGTCTAGTGGTTTTAGGTGCCCCATCGCCACAAATGATAGCTAACTTTTGATAATCATCTTGAAAACCCTTAGATATAGTGTCTACGTCAGAAAATAAACTTGACCACTTGGGGTCATCAGCTTTAGAGCCAGGTGCATTTGGGTCATAATTATCAGCACTATTGGTTGCATCAGCAACTATTTTACCTTCTAAAGTAATTCCTAAAGTACCACCAATTAAATATCCAGCTGCTGTGGTGCTCAATTGAGTATCTAAAGATATCAGTGGTACAGCCAAGTCTTTCTCACGAAAGCTGAAGCCGCCATATACAATATCCATTGCCATGCGAGTTCCTTTTTATCTTATGTGTCCGAATTAATAAAATTCATTCCTGACGGCATATGCACCTGATTAACATCTACTACAGCATGCCAAGCACCATTCCATCCGGGAACACCTTTAGCTTGTACTCTAAGACGTTTTACATTAGCATCAACACCGTCCTCTACATAATCTACAATAATTGCATCTGTACCGATACTAAATGCACTCCCTGCACCATCTGTAGTAGTTTGTCTAGTTTGTGCAAACGGTTGATGTGATATTTTACGCGTACCATCACTATTTCTGTATGATAATATCACACCTTCTGCTCTACCACCAACAGTAGCAAAACCGTTGACTGTGCCATCATTAAACAGTGCATTGTAATCTACTGTATAGTGCCAAGACATACTTCTATTATGTTCAGTATTTTCTGAGTCTGGATATTGTGAATATTGCAGACTAATCGTATTGTTTGCATTAGCAGTTGTTGTAACATCTTTGTGATAATCCGCGAACATTTCTTTGCTCACGTTTCCAAGAAGATTACCAATTGTTATAGTTCTTAAATAATGTTTACTAAATTGACTAGAACCTCTCATTCTATCAAATCCAGCAGCACTTGAACTAGCAAAACTACCAGCAGCAAAACTATGAGTATTATTACAAGCATTAATATCTATGCTATTACCAAATTCCATACCAATTGTATTATCTGTGCTACCACCGGCTGAAGGTTGAATATTCCTAAATCCTCTGTTTTGAACCCAAGCGTTACCATCCCATACTAACATCATACCATTGCTACCAGCATCTAATTGAGCAGTGCCTTCTTTATTTGCAAAAGGAGATATACCAATTTCAATATCTGCATCATCACTAAGCTGTGGTGGAACATAAAGAGGGAATAAACCACTAAATTGATATTGTAAATTTAAAACGTCTAAACCAACATTTCCTGCTGCATCTGTTACTTTAAGATATTTATTGACAGAGGTACTACCAGGTAAATTTTTACCATCAGCAGTTAGTTGAATAGAATTAACTCTCAACTTTCCATCTACAACTAATTGACCACAATCAAACCAATTCTTTGTATCACTAGCACCAGCTAACTTCCAATTATTATCTACAGTATCAACATTAACACCTAATGAGCCAGTATTAGCGTCGTATTGGAAACCTTTTTTGCTTCCACCATTACCACTAGCAACAATTATAACTTTATTTCCACCAGCACCCGCGTTATTAAAGACGGTGTCTACATTTGTAGTAGAACCTAAAATAATATTACTAAATACATTAGAGGCACCTTGTAATAAAGTGGTATCTGCTGTTAAAGGAGGTTCTCCTGTTGTTCCTATTGTTAAGGCTTGTGAATCAGCATAATATCTTAATGTGTTGTTTCCAGAAGCACCATAAGTCTTATCTGTAAATAATACGCTGTGTTTATTAAATGATTGACTTGTTAAATCTCCATCATTTTCTACCTTTAGTAAAGTACCTGTTAAATTTAATGGTACTTTCAATCCATCATAAACGTTTATCTGCTTAAAAATACCAGAAACACCAGTAATATTATGCATTCTAATACTATTATCCTCTACTAACGATTTAATAAGATAGATAGAATTATCGTTGTTAACTGGATCTTGTGTTCCACTACCCTTTAAGATAAAATCATATCCATGATCGCTACCAGGATTATTTAAATATAGTCCAGATCTATTTACTAATAGTATTCTTTCTTCTACAGAATTAGTACCTAAGAGAAAATCACCGTTAGGCTCTATGTCTTTATCTGCTCTTAAATATGCAAGCTCTCTTGTAGTAGTATTAAAGATTAGTTCATTCATACCACTAGCAACTGTATCATCGACTTTAAACATTAAACCACTATTTTGTCCTGACAGATTTACAGGTAATTGCCATGTAGCATTACCATTAGCATCAGCGTGTAAACTGTATCCAGGTATAGTAGATAATCCCACTCTTAATTCATCTGTGGTCAATACTCCACTTACATCTAAAGTAGATCTAGGATCAGTAACATTAACACCAACTTTATTGGTATTTAAATCAATCTTTAATACCCTATCATCATTACTGCCCACACCAGGATTAGCACTATTAAAGAATACGGCAGCCTGCAAAGCACCTGTATTAAAAATAACTTTAGTATTATCTAAGACTAATCTATTACTACTATTAGTTCCTAATTGTAAAGTATTATTAAAGTTTCCACTCAATTCAGTACCAATTGCTATGTGATTAACTCCAGATATATTATTAGAATAACCTATGGCTATACCACTACTATGAGTAATAGTGTTATTGTTTCCTATAACAATGTTAGTATTACCATATTTTGGATTAGTAATTAAATCATCTTCGTCATTACCGTTTTGATAAGCTATAACATAACCTGAAGAATATCCAGCAAACTTATCAGCAAAACATTCTGCACAAGGATCCAGACCATGTACAATATCATCAAACGTTTCTTTAATGTAGTATTCTATAGTATTTAAAGATTCTATAGTTGCACTAAGTTTAAGAGTAGTAGTATAGTTAGAACCTATATTTTCTTTTATGATACCCAAAGATTGACCAGTAGTAGCGTCAGTACCATCTAAAATAGTGGCCATAAATACTGAATTGTCTTGTGAAGCAGGTGAATAAATTCCTAAAAGTACATTATCTGCTCCATTAAAATCGCTTACATCACCGATGATAACGATATCTGTTCCTGAAGCTCTGCAGGGATAACGAGCATGACCTATTGTATTATTTTTACCAAAAACTGTATTGTATGGTCCATATATTTCATTGTCTAAACCGACGCTTAAACCACTTACAACTACTTCGTTGTGACCCAAAACAATATTACCGCTGCCGAAAACTTGATTTCTATCTGCTGAATTATTTAAAGAGATACTACTATCACCTATTATGTCATTACTATTGCCCAAAGTAGTATTATTCTGACCTAGTACAAAATTACTATTACCTAAGTTTTGTATATTTTCACCGTTAAGATTAGAATAAGAACCAATACTATTAATATTTAAACCAGACATTCTAGTTTTGTTACCATAGATTAACGAACCACTAGCTTCGGATACCCAGTTATTAATACCAAATACTGTGGTGTTAGCCATATTATCGCCAGCAGCTTTAGTATCAGTACCAACAATACTACCATCTGTATTAATGGTAATACCACTAGTATTATTCAGAAGACCTACTACAAGATTATTTTTACTACTATTTGGAACATTATTTCTCGGACCTACAACAATATTATTAGCTATAGTACCTGTAAGATTATTGTCATTACCAACTACAAGAGATTCTGTAATTTCAGACACAGTATTATTTTGTCCAACTAATACTAAACTATCCGGTGAACCAGCAGATGTATCATTATTAATACCGATTAAAACACTATCATTAAGACCACTTGTAGTGTTAACACCTAAACCTATAATTATAGATTTTTGACTACCGGTTATACTAATTTCATTACCAATGTAAACACCACTATTTATAATTTGTGGATTATTATTTCTACCAATACTAATAATACTATGACCACTAACATCTGATAAATTACCATATACAATATTTTTATTACCAGATAAGTTAAGATTTGAACCTATCGCAATGTTTTCTGTACCACTTACCTTAATATTGCTGCCTAAAAATACATGTCCATCTCCTATTGAAGTAGCACCGATACCGAAGCCGATGCCTGATTGCCCAGAAACATTAGCAGATGAAACAAGACCCACAAAGTTATCGCCGTTTACAACACTATTATTACCTATAATAATACCATTATCTCCTGTGGTTCTAACTTGAGTACCAAGCGCCACATTAGACAAACCAGAAACTGTTGAATCGACACCCACAACAATATTACCGTTACCAGAAACGCTACTAGAATTAGCAAATACTAACAATTTATCGCCTTCTGCTTCAATGTTATTACCAACAAGAATACCTGTATTTGAAGTAAAATTATTATTATTACCAACAACTATATAAGACAAACCACTAGTTGTATTAGAATATCCTAAAACATCATAGAAATGACCACTAACATTATTTAAACCACCCAATACAGTATTAACTAAGCTAGAACGAAAGATTTCACGATTGACTCCAGTGTGATCTACTGTAAATATCAGTTCACCACTTGTCTGATGTGTTACCGGATCCAAAATTTTAGAAATAATCTGTCCGTATTTAATTGTTGAATAGTTACTATCTCTACCCGCTAAATCTATAGTTACTGGTGAACTATCTTTTTCTGGAGGAGTCTGACTATTATGTATGAAGAGTACTCTAACGCCCGTAGGACAATTAGTTAGATTCTCAACTTTAAGTCCATCAGAAGGACAATCGGTAACAACATGCAAACCAGCATCGGGACTAGTAACATTAACGCCTAGTCTACCTTTAGAAACATCATAGAATAAAACATCTCCAACACCTGTTCCAGATACTGCGAAATCAATATCTAGATTATTATTATTAAATATAGTTGGATTACCAGAAGTGTCTGATAAAATTATGTCATAAACATTCCCTGATCCTATATTTAGAGTGCCAGATACTATATTATTATTTTCATCAAATAAAGCTGACATGTTTATGTTTCTCCGTATGTATCAAAATGATTAATTTTCTATATTGTCTTGTTGGAACCTGTTAAGTTCTCTACTAACTATTCGTTCTGCTAATTTTTCTAAATCTGGTGTTAATGCTCCAAGTGCTTCTGCTCCGGTGATATCAACCTGTAGGCTGGCTGGAGCCATTTGTAAACTAATAACTGATGGTATTTGAGGTAATGCAATATTGTTTAATTGACTAATTAAATTTCCAAAAGTATCAGTAAATGATTGTAATCCACTAGTATCTAAACTATTACTAGATACACCCCCAGCAGGAGTATTTGCAGGAGCATTTTGACCCATATTTTGAGTTAACATTTGGAAAGCTGAAATCAGAGGTTTTACAGCATTATCAAGTTCTAATAAGCCACCAACACCGGGGGTACCTCCAGCTAAGTATGATACTCTACCACCCTGATTCATAGCTTGTAATGAAGTTAAATTCTTTTGTGCTGCATCTTTATTGACCACAAATTCACCAGGAGTTAACATAGCGGGTACTGTATCTGTACCTTGTGGACGAAAATGAACAGCTCCACCACGATTAAAACCATATGCTCGCATAACTTCAGTAAGAGCAGCCCCACCACCTGTCTTTCCAAAATTTGACGGGTCTTGATTTTTGAGTTGAACCAATGTAGCAAAAATTTCCTGTTGCATTCGCAACATTTGCTCTTTGCTATAATAGCCAATACCACCCTCACCGGGAGTCATGTGATCATCTTTTAATTCACCAGCATTCAGTTTACCCGTATAACTATCCATCCACGATTGTACTGCCGACCCTCCACCAACTTTTTTATTGCCTCCTGGTATTTGACCTTGTAAAGCATGACCAAATTCATGAGACATTGTAGCTTTACTCACCTTGGCCTGAGGAACAGTAATCCTAGTCGCGCCAGTATATGTATTAGTCATTGCTTCAGCTGCGCGTCCTTTTCGCTTTAGTTTATCAGCATTCTGTTCTAAATGTGTGTTTCTCATACCTACTGAAACTAATTTAGCTAAATTTTCTTTATTACTCACATGAGGTTCTAAAGTCTTGTATGCATCACCTCCAACTGCTTGTCTATCACTTGGATTTGTAAGATCATATGTATTATCATCACCTGCGCTCTTTGGTGGCCCATCTCGTTCAATATTATCTGGTGTAGCTCCCGGTTTCCTCTTCCCGACAACGCCTGTCTCCGCTTCTGCTCTTGCTTCTGCTCTTTCTACTTCCATCAAACCCTTTAATGGTGAAGACATATATTTGTCACCATAATACTTTAATGCTTCGAAAGCAGTTCTAATAGGGACTTGATCCATTTTTGCTTTTGCCTGTAAAGCACCTTGAAATGCTAATGTTCCTTGCTCTGGCATTTCACCACCATCAGCAGCATAAACAACTCCACCCTTACTATATGCACGACCACTATTAATAGATTCTAATAAGCTACGATTTTGCGATGTAGCTTTACGATTAATAACAAATTCACCCGGTGTTAGCATAGCAGGCACAGTGTCTGTGCCACGAGGTTCGTAAGGTACCATCATGCCTGTACTAGCGTAAATTGGGCCTCCTTTTTGACGATTCAATGGCCCAACAAAATTTGGACCATTTTTCCTGTAGTCATCTAAACTCGTAGGCTTGGTGGCTTGTATATTTTTGGCTGAGTGCGGTGGGGTGTTGTATGAGGAGTTGATAAAACTGGGAGAAAGTTTTTCTGTTGTAACGGGATCTGTTGTTTTTGTTTTCTCTTCTTTATTTTTATTACCTTCGGTATTTATGTCCATTGCTTTATTAGTTGGTTCTGCTTGTACATTCGGATACAAGAATGTCGCTAATGGACCATAACCATATCCTCTAATTGCTTTAGCAGACGCACTATCATTAGGACCCACAACACCTGATGTAACTAGGTTCTGTACAATCTTAGCTCGTTCTACAGCAGCTCTCATACTCATATCTGGCGCGTCTAATGCTCCTTGAGCACCGTTTGTACCACCTGGGTCTGATTCTGTTTTATTTTTTATAAGCCCTTTACTTATCAGAGTTCTGTTAACCCTTTCAAGTACGGTCATATTTTTACTTATTGTAGCCTGGAATTTTTTTCCTACTTCTTTCTTAAGTTTTGGATCTGCGTTTTTTAAGATTTCTTGATCTTCTGGACTTGTGTTTGCAATGCCTCCTGCTCTTTGAGCACGGGCGAAAGCAGCAGCATATTGAGAAGCCTTAGTACTTCTAAAGCCTCCTTGCATAACCATAGACTCATAAACATTAGCTATATCTGTAGAACTATATGGTTTCATAAGTTTATCTACAAGATCGCCATTAACTCCGACTTTCTTTAAGATTCTACTGACTTCACTATCTGGTTTATCTCTTTCAATTCCAAACTCATTTCTAACTCTATTTATAACATTTTGTCTAAAAGCTTTTAATTGATCTGGTCTTGTAAATCTAAGCTTATCAGGATTAACACTACTAATTAGACCTGTCCATTTAGCTGCTGCTATTGTAGCTTCAGCTTTTGATTTACCTTGTTCTGCACGTTTTTTCTTAGCGTCATGTTCTGCTTTTCTTTGATCTCTTCTGTCTTGTAAGACTTCTCCTCTATTATGTGATTTCCACATACTGTCTCTAGTCTCTTTATCGTCTAATTTAGAAGATGTGAGTTTACTTTCAATTTTTTTATTGATTCCGTCTCTTTTAGCATGTAGACTTCTTAATTCAGCATTCTTTTGGTTTTCGAACCCTAATTTATCACTTGATGACATGCCGTCACCATCACCAAATATACCAGGTTTACTGGCCATTTTTTTGTCTATTTGTCGTGTAAGTCCTTGTCTTTGTCCTAATTCTGTTCCAACTTCAGCTTCTAAAGCTCCAGGAGGTAAAAATTGTGGATTTGTAAAACCTGTTACTCGTTTATGTCTATTAACTTGTTCTAAGGGATAGAAACCTGTTTTATTTCTTGCTCCTCTAGCAGCTTCTGTTTCTTGTCCTTGTTGTACTCTGAATTCTGCTCTAGCAATATCGTCTTGATCAGCACCCATAGGTAAGCCAAGTCTTTTAGTTGTCTCTATATGCTTTTTACGCTTGTCTTCTTCCCGAATACCTTCAGCTTGGTAATGCGTATCAGATATCCAATTCAATTGATCACGAGTTGGTGGATCATTCCAACCAATACCGGGTTCTTTAGCAGCCATTTTTATTAAGTCATAATAATCAGGATCATCGTATATACCGATTTCTCGTCTTAGATTATCATGATCTGTTTTAATTTGCTCATCAAATGAAGCACGCCTTTCATCTTGTATTCTCGCACGACTTCTTTTTGTGTCTGTAGCAATCTCTACTCTACCTGCTAGAATTGTATTAACTTGTTTCTGTATACTCCCGCTACCCGTCCACCAGCTAGGATCAATAACAGTCTTTGCTAAATCATCTGCAGTAATTTTAGGCAATTTACTCTTTTGGTCAAAATAATTGGCTTCATCTATTTCTTTTCTTTCTCTTCGTATTTGAAGATCTGAAGCCATATTAACATATGTTGCTGCCCTTGGTCCTAAACCAGCTAAATATGGATTTCTACCTGCACTAGCAACTGATTTTTGTTGCATCGAGACAGTTTTTTCTTCGTTTTGCGCAGCAGCAGCTCTATCCGATATCATACCAACAGTACTATATCCAAATTGAGCTATTGTATCTGCTGGACGAGCCAAACCTGCTAATCCACCCTTCACTACATTACCTACAGTTACACCATCAGCATCAACATACGTCGCATCCTGCATTTTTTTCTGATGAAACTTACCAGGATCTTTAACCAATTCATAACCTGTTCGTGCAATATCTATACCAGCATTAATAGCTAAACCTTTTGCAGCAGAAGCTACGTTACCTGTTGTTCCAAGAGCCCTAGCCTTAGCACTAGCTCCTGAGATATGATTCAGAGCAATTTCACTTGCCATGCCAGTTGCATTACCTACATTTTCTGCTGTTGTTTGATCAGCACCCAAATGCTTAGCAATATACTGACCACCAACATTAGCTGCTATTGTAGCAACAAGCCCAGTGCCACCCTTTACGCTTTTTAGACTTCCTCCATCAATATCTTTTAGTACTTTTTCTTTAACAAACTTACCAAGTGGTTTCTTTGATCTCTGAACTATTGGACTGTTACGAGGATTTAGGAAATCTTTTGTCTTTTGGATTATACCTTTATTCTTTTTAACAGCACCTTCAGCTGCTTCACCTGTACTTTTTTCTGTAAACTCACTTTGTAATTCTTTTTCTATTTGTGCATTAGTTGTGAGTGATTTACCGCCTTTTCCTACCTTTATACCTGCTTGACTACCATCAGGTGCTTCATAAGCATTAATATCAAATGCTCTAGGCTTTGCAGGTTTAACACTGCCATCATTAGCAATTTGACTATAATCCATCATTGGCTTATTAAAGTCTACATTACCGTTTAGAATTGCGTCATCTAATACAACTCCACCCTCAGCATAAATCACACCGCCTCTACTATATGCTCTAGACTTTTTGCCTGAATTATTTATAGCTTCTAATAAGCCTCTATTCTTTTGTGTTGCTTGACGATTTACAACAAACTCACCAGGAGTAAGCATTGCTGGAACTGTGTCTGTACCTCTTGGTTGATAGTCAACATATGTTCCTTTATTAGCATAGATAGGACCACCCTTACTCTTTAACTGTGTAGTCTTTGTTGATGTACGAGGAGGTTCTATACCCAAGTTCTTCATTTGATCTAGTTGACTTTGATTGAAATTCAAAGTAATATTGTTTAATGCACTTAAAAACTCTGTTTCGCTTTTATTGAGTATATCGTCTTGTTTATTTTCAATGCTTTGATTAGCATTTCCAGTAGCCGATATTAACTTAGTTTTCAATTCATTATAGATGTCTTTTAATACTGTTAATTGTTTACTTTCACCACTTGGTTCTCTTAAATTTTTAAGAATTTGTTTGAACATTGGAGTGTTCTCTACTCCTTGACCTTGACCTTTAGCAAAAGTTTCTAATAGATCAGCTCTAGTACTATTAATATCATCACCACTAGCTCCACTCATACTAACCATATTATTAAACATATCAAGAGCAGAACCAGTTTCTTGAGCAAATGCTTTTTGAGCACTTGAATTAGCTTCTTGTACAGTTCCTCCATTACGGATTGTTTGATGATATGCTTTTTGAGCAGCATTAGACTGTTGTATTGTTCTTACATTACCAGCAAGGGCATTATTTAAAATCTTAGAGCTTTTATTAATTTCTCCCAACTCTTCAGGAGTACTAGTCACTAATTTAGTAGCAAAGTCTGCTTGAGCTTGCTTTTGCTGTGCTTCAATTTGAGATATTCTGCCAATTTCACCAATAACATCATTAATATTACCTTCTATAATCGATGGCAAATTTTGAATAGCACTACTAGTTCTACCAAGTTGACTTTCTGTTTCTCCTAAACGTTTTACTAAAGACATATAACTTTTATTAGCTTTAGTATTCGTAGCGTCTGTATTATTTGCTAAATTATCTAAAGATTGATTTATTTGAGCTACTTCTAATTTTAAAGATTCTTCTTTCTTTAGTAAGAAATCTCCTCCTAATTGAGAAGGAGACTCAACTCCTGCTGTTGTACTAGCCACCTGCATTCTAGCACTAATTTTTTCGCCAACTCCAACATCTTTTCCTAATGCTTGTTTTAAAGCCATATCGCTTTTTAATATTGTTTGCTGATATCTAGCTTGATTAGCAACAATTTTTTGCTGTTGTTTCGCGTATAGATCTGCTCCATTAGCAGCAAGTTGTAAAGCATTTCTAAGTGCTTCCGCACCTGCTATAAGTGAATCAAGAGATGATTTAGAAAAATCAAGAGCTTTTCCTATTGATGAACCATCTATTAGTTTTTGTAAATCTACCTCTCCTTGGCCATCCTTACCTTGTTGACTTTTAAGACCTTCTTGTAATTCTTTTCTTATATCATCCGTCATTTGGTTTCGACCCATAGTAGCTTCAAGTCGCTTTGTTAATTGATTTATAGCGTCTTGAGCAACAGTTCCTCTTTTGCTTGGGTCTTTTTGTGCTGCTACTCCAGCTTTACTAATAATATCATCCGCATCTAGAGAAAATCTAGCAGCCTGTTGCATAAATCCTGCATCTTCTCCAGCAAATGATGATGTTTGTTTTATTGCAGCATTCTGTTCTTCTCTACTAAATTGATTTGGACTTTTTAGTACTTCACTAGATTTTAATGATACAGTATATCCTGTGGCTCCAGTTGCTATTTTTTGAATTGCAGCATTAGCTTTGTCAATTTGAGCTGAACCTCGGGCTAAGGATTCTTGATAATTATTCATAGTTCTTTGTAAACTACTTGATACTACCGTCATGCCCTTAGAAAGTTTTGCACTAGCAGCTTGTAATGCCTTGTCTCTAACTGCTTGTTTATTCTTATCTACAGTTTCCTTATCATATTTTGCAGTTAGCTTGTCTATCTTTTTGGCTTTTAATTCCTCAGCCATGTTTGCTTCTAAAATAGCTTGCACTTCAGCTTGATAAGCGGGATTAGCCTTAGTAATAGTCCTGACTAAATCATCCGTAGTTTTCCCAATAGCATTTTGAGATTTTTCTACATTCGCCAAACTACCAGTAGCTTCTATTTGCTGATCTATATATGCTTGAGATTGCTGTGCTGCACCAGCAAATCTATTGGATCTAGCCGCTGCTTGCTCATCACCACTTCTTGTATCTGTATTATATTCTTGACCAATCATACCTAAAGAGAAATATTCTCCTATTGCGCTAAACAAACCACTGCCAGCCTTATCTCTCTCAGCACCGGCTTTCTTGTCTGCTGATTTTTGCGTATTCTGAATATTTTGTGAAACAGTTCTACCAGCACTTGCGTCATTAGCATTTTTATTCAAAGCATTCATAGCTGATTCAACAGCTTTAGCAAACTTATCTAATTTGATATTTTCAAGTTCTATTTTCTTCTTAGCTACGCCTTTATTGTATCCATCAAAAGCCAAAGGAATGGCAGCAAGAGCACCAGCAACAGCACCAACCGGTCCAAGCATAGAACCGACAGCTAATGCTGAAGTCGCACCACTTGCACCACCAGCTATGCCAGCACCTTTTTCTCCTCCAATCATGTCACCTACTCGATCAGCTAACATAGGTCCAGCAAAAGCTAATATTGTACCAAACTTACTCATATTCTTTACCATAGGATTCGCACTAAGTTTACCAATATATGTTTTGGCTCTTTGGAAAGCACCGGTAGCTGCTTGAATAGCCTTGTTAAATGTAGGCATACTTGTATTTAAATTTTTAAAACTATTTATTAAGCTAAATGTTGCTGGAGGTAATAATTTAGTAGCTTTTGTGCCTTGAGCCATAGCAGAGGCCATAGCTCTACTGGTACTACCTGTTTTAATTAATGTTGCTTGGAATGCTGTAAGTGCTTGACCAGCAGCTTGTGGTTTAAAGTATGCTTGAAGTTTTTTAGCAGCAGCATCCGATTCTCTGGCAAGTAATGCCATATCATCACCAGAACGACTTAAACCTCCAGCAGCAGCCCTGCCAGCGACTATACTACCAGAAGTTCTAGTATCAGCAGTACCAGCTGAATATCCTTGTGATTTGCTTCGAGAATTAATACCAGCAGCTTGAGCGTCTAATACTTTTTGAACTTTTGATGTAGAACTAGAATATTTACGAGTCTCAGCGATGCCAGAATTTATAGCTGCAGTAAGAGCTTCTGATTGTGTTTTACCCTTACTCATAGCTCTAGTATATGCTTTGACCTGTGCAGCTGCTGTCTTTGGATCAGAACTTAGTATTGCCGTACCAAAAGTATCTGTTGCATTTACTAATGACATAATAGAACCAGGAAGCTTAGCTAACACACTATTAGTTAATGCTATGTCTTTTCTACTTAATGCAGCATTAACACTATCATCTAAGCCTTCAACTTTTCCACCGTTCTTAAAGTATTGTACAAACCCACCCTTATTATATCCCTTAACTTTATCTGCTTTGTTTAAACTATGTAATTTTGCTGCACCTAATTTCTGTGCTGATTTTTTATTAATTACAAATTCGCCGGGTGTAAGCATTGCAGGAACAGTATCTTGAACACTACCACCACGAGCCTTCTCAACTGTTTTTTGCTTTACAACTCGTTCTGCTTGTTTCTTTTTCTTTGCTTGATCGTTAGTTTGCTGGAAACCACTAGCCGTAAGACCTAAGCCTTGTTCAACATTAGCGTTAAGTATTTTTGTAGTCATGTCTTCGGGCGATTTATACGATCTAGCAGCATCTAAATAATTTGGAACAGGATCGTTTTTAAGTGAACCCGCCAATGAACTTTTGTTTATAAAATCAAAAGGTGCCTTACCTCGTTCTGCTTCTCCTATATATTTACCTACAATTTCTTCAAACACATACCCGTTTAATGCTTCTTGAGCACTTTTATTTCCTGATATATTAGATGCTGGATTTTTAGGAAAACCTGTTTTACCTTTACCAGAGTTTAAAAAAGTATCAACGCTCTGTAAAGCTTTACTAGTAGCTTGTTCACCGGCAAAACCTGCTTCTTTAGGAGAGCTTACCGCTAACTTTCTATAATCTGCTTGTATAGTGAATGTATCATCAGGAGCTAAAGATTTTTTACCTTTAAAATTTACACCTTTAGGTAATTGGCCAACTGTAAGCTCTTTATTTATACTCTTAGTGTCTGGTGTTACTTCTTGCTGTGCAACTACATAACCTATAGAATCATTAGGTTTAATCACACCGCCAGAAGCATACCTGTTCATACTGTGTAATTTTTCACTACCTATATCGGCAACAGCTTTTTTGCGAATAACAAACTCACCAGGAGTGAGCATAGCGGGTACAGTATCTGTATTACCAGTACCAGGAACAACGCCACCTTTAGCATATCCACGAACATAACCACCAGAATTTAATGATCCTCCGCCTTTTTTAATGCCTCCTAAAAAACCACCGCCAAATTGTGTTAATGCTTGAAATCCTTTGATAGCAAAAATAGCAGTTAAAGCTGGTAATGCACTTTTTGCAGCATCTGCTACACTAATCAAAGCACTAGCAATATCAAGCACACCTTTAGTTAAATCTCTAAAGCCATCTGAACCAGCTATGCTTCTAATCAAAGCAGTAAACTGTTCTTGAACCTTTGCAATCTGATTAGCTAAACTTTGTTGTGCTACAGCAGCATCTCTAGCTAAAGAACCACTACCCTGTTGTGCAACATTGAGAGCTTTTTGTGCTGTGCCAAACTGCTGAATCAAGGGAATTACTTTACCAATTTGCCGGAAACCACCTAATTCTTCTACAATTCTACCAAAACGTAAATCTCTAGGATCTAATGTTCTTAAGCCTTTACTTAATAGTTCTATAGCTTTGTAAGGACCTACAAATTTACCTTCAAGATCTGTTAACGTAACACCAAAAGCTTTTAACGAATCAATAGTATCAGATCTTTGAATTCTAGTAAAAATGGTTCTTAAACCAGTAGCAATAGTTTCTGCGCTTTCACGAGTTGTAGAACGAACACTAGTAAATACAGCAATGAATTCATTTAATGCATCTGTACCTTGGCTAACTCCATTACTCGCAGATGCAAACACACCACCAGCACGAGAGATAGCTGTAATAATATCACCAGCTTCAACAGCAAAGCTACCAGCAACAGCATTGATACTACCTAAAGCTCCTTCTAATTGGTTGGCACTGATACCAAACTGTTTCATAAGTGCAATACTACCTTCAACAGTTCTGTTCATATTATCAAATGTCGGAGCCAACGCACTGCGAGCTAAAGCCTGCAGAGCCTTAGATGTATCAGTTGCACTTAAACCAGCCTGTGCTAAAGTCCTAGACACTCCAATTAAATCATTAGATGCAACACCTAATCCACTAGATAATCTAGTAATATTATTAGTTAAAAAATCTAATTGACCTACAGAAATTTTACTAACCTGTGCTACTTTAATCAGTTCTTTTTCAAATTCTAGAAAATCTTTAGTAGCAGAAGTTACAGCATTCGACACCTTATAAATAACACCTGTTACTGTAGCAAATGCCGCAAATCTTCTAACAGCTAAGGCTGATTGTCGACCAAATTCTGCAAACTCACTACTTAAAACTTGTGTTTGTTGTGCTGCTTGTTGATTACTTTTAGCAATTTTATTAGCACTTTGAGCAACCTGATTTATTTTTTGTGGAGCACTAGCAAGACTCGTAGATAACTGTTGGGCAGAAGTAGCTAATTTAGATAATGATGCACTGGTGGTATTTGATAATGTTTGTGTTTGTTTTAATGTTTTATTAAAATTTATAAATGCTTTATTGGCTACACTAATTTGTTTAGCTGTATTCTTATCGATCTTTACATTAACATTAGTATTTATAGTACCTAATTGTTTACGTATATTACCAACAACCTGTCTTATGTTAGACGGTCCTCTAAGATTAATCTCTGCTGTAAGGTTAAATCCTTTAGCCATGTGTGTTTACCTTAAAAAAATAACGCCATGCTGGTAGATAGCACGGCGCTATTAAAAGAAATGAAAACCACCCCGAAAAGAAAGTTAATCTGATTTAGCTTTTGCATCCTCGTCGTCTGTTTTTGGTGCTTCATCTTCTTTTTTCTTTTCTTCTTCAAGTACTACTGGGTTACCGTCATCATCTAAAAACGGCTGACTATCAACAACATAATCTCCCTCTTCATCAACCCTGCTACCATCTTTATCAACAAACTTACCTTCTTTATCAATAAATCTACCATTTTCATTAATTAAGCGTCCTTCTGAATCAACAGTATGACCTTCTTTATTAATAAATCTTAATTCATTATTGACAAATTTATACTTCTTTAAAAATTTATTTTCTGGTAAATTCTTCTCAAAATTATTGTCTAAACCATAAATCATAGTTGCCAATTTACTAGCACCTTCCAAAGCGACAGGATCATCCATCCTATCCATATAGTCTGCCAAGTCCTTAAAATAAGGCTTGTCATTGTCTTTATACACCACACAAGCACTAACTAAATAATTAAATCTAGCATTATCGGCTTGTCCTTCTGCACTATGATTATCTAAACTAGTCCTAACACTAATTAGCTCTCTAATGTCTAATCTAATATCTCTCATTTTCAAGGCTAACTTCTTAGCGTCTGTTAAAGAAAATCCACCTTTAGCAAGTCGTTTTTCTCCATCATTTAGTTCTTGCTGTAAATTTTCATATTTAATCTGTTTATCTTTGTTCCATAGCCCTTGATCTTCTAATACATCATCCATTTTGGCTCTTACAACACTATTGCTTTTAATAGCATCCGTAAATGCTGTATTATATACCTTTTGAGCTTCTCTTTGATCAGATAGAGAAGGAGACCTAGCTGTAAAAGACTTTTCTTCTCCGTCTACTTCCACCTTAAAATCCTCAGTTTTCATATCTATTCCCTTTCGTCTGTAGGTTTACCTAAGTTATAATAGTATCTTGCATTACTTTGTCCATGTCTTTCAAAATCATCTTTAATATTTCTAATTTGATTATTGCCTTGATTTAAAATTTGATTTCTAGTAAAATCCCAAAGTTCTGCAAATTCCTCCTCTTGTTCAGTAAGTGGACCATCTTTATAGTGTCCCCATAGATTACCAAAGTTTTTTTCTACTTTGTCTAGAGCACCTATCATTGTAGTCTGTATACGTTTCTCCATATTAATTCTTAATTTATTAAAATTAGCCATAATTATTTTTTCCTGTTTAATTCTCTTAATTGTTGAGTAAGTTCTCCTTGTACATCCGGAAGTTCTGACTCTTGTACACTGTCTTTGTAAGCAAGAGCGTCAAATCTATTCTGTATTTTCTTTTTTCCTGCTATAGAGTTTAAATCCAAAATGTCTTCTTTTTGCTGCTGATCGTTTCCTGCCATTAAGAATATTTCTTTACTATTCTTAATCTTATCGTTCATCATAGTATCTACACCCTTTTCTTTCTTTTCTCTCTTATTTTCTCTTTGTTTTTCTATCATCCACCCATCTAAAGCATCATCATCATTAATAATCTCTTCAGTAGGTGCTTCTGGATGTTCTTGTATTCTTTCATACATACAACTAACATTCAATAATGTTTTTTGTTCATCAGAATATTCTAAAGCACTATATGGAAACAAATTATGTTTATTATTAGTATAATAGCTTTTCCAATATTCGCTTCTAGCCACCCTTTTAATATCTTCTATACCTAACATATTTTTAGATATTGTATCTATAATACTAGTAAATATTACATATGAAATATCTTCTTTTGTAGAAAAGAATAGGGTGTTATCTTTCTTATTAAATAAACTATTTTTTAAAATATATTCGTGTCTTACTGTTTTAGCCAAGTGCTCTAATACTAAAAAATCAAATGTACGTATTTGGTTATGCAATTTGTCTAATTGTTTTTTAAAACTAGCTATTTTATTTTTATTTTTTCTACGTTTTTTAATATCTATATATTCTTTATATAAAGATACCTTAGCATTATCTAATTTAGTATCTGTATCCTTTAAAATTTTTTCATGGTTAGGCAAAAGTATTAGACCACTAATTAAGTACTGTATTAAATCCTCTTCTAATATAAAATCATTATAAAGATTAGACTCGTAAGTGTCTTGATAAACAATATCGGCCTCTACTTGTAGATCTAGAGAGGGACTATAAAGAACAAGCAGATCGTTGCCATAAGACAAGACCTGCTTTTTACTTAGTATTCTATGTACTAATTGTTCTATGTTTTTCATACTCACTTATCATCAATCCATCCTTTGTCTTCCTACAAAACCACCTATCGTCAACCTGCTCTACTATGCTCTACCGAAGTCAGTATCTTCAACAAATTGACTGTAATCTGCTTGGCTAGCAGAGACATTACTACCAGCTAAGGCATCATTAGCAGGAACATGAGTGAAATGACTATATGTCAAATAACTAAAAGTAGAAGTTGCATTACCACCACCGGTATCTGCACCTTCGTAACTAACACTCTGTAGCTTATTCTTACTACCAAGATCATAGTAACTACCATCGCAAAGTACAATCTTAATTTGTTTGTCAACAAGAGCTTTAGGATTAGAACAAGATGTTTCAGTCTCACTTGCACCAACCATATCTCCAGTTGCTGCGATAGTTTCAATATCACAAGTAACTTCAACAGGGAAGTTAACAAAACGAGTATAAGGAAGTCTCGAACCTAATGAATAAATTTCTTCACGACCAAGGTCCATACTGATACTGATACTCTGAATTTGATTATGTATCGGAACACCACCCTTGGTTGATGATGTTACATCGGCTGTACCAGCACTCGCCTCAGCACGGTTCGGTAATATAGAATCACCAGCAGCAGTACCGGCTTTGAACATTGCTCTACGAACAATACCAGCACCAGTGTTAGGATTATCAGCAAAAGGTCTATTCTTGGTTTGTGATGCTTGAGTATCATGACCTTCCGCTAGGGTTTGATTAGTGTCTAAATCTAACCATATCTTGTTATTACCCACAATAGTAACATCTTCAGTAAAATTACCATCTGAAGGAAAATTATAACTTACGCTACTAAGATATGCTGGTTCAATCTTACAGGCAGCAATAGCAACACCTTCTGCATTTGTAGCAGTATCGTTATGAATTGTTAATCTTACAGAACAACGATTTTCAGCAACCTCTGATAGAGTACCTGTACCCATAGCCAGACTATAGATAGTAGGCATACCATCAAGAACCTTGCTTAAACTAACTTCTACGTCAGGAATATCTTCAAAGTTATCATAAAGATCCAATTGACCCATCTGATAGATAGGTTCTAGATTAAAATTCGTATTAATGCCTACGCTCTGTAAGCCTTGAATTACAGTGTACTTGTCATTTGCATGGCCAGCTGGATCATTTACCGAACCTGAAGGACCTGCAAGTTGTACTGACTGACATGCATAGTAAATTCTGTTATTTTTTTGTGACATGAGTATATATCTCCGAAAAACGTTTGTGTGGGAACAATTGGATACTTACCTTTATAGGATGGTTTCAGACGTTATTCTAATTGTACACCAATGTAAATTTTTATTTACG